TTATTCAGCAGCAACTTCTTCGGCAGCCTTAACACCAAACTTTGCATCAACTGCGTCTAACAGTTCATCCATATTGGTTTCTTTAATGTCCTTACCAGTTGCATTAGCCAGACGGTGAGCAACACTGATAATAGTGTTCTGCAACAGTTCGGCTCTTTTGTTTGCTTCATAAAGTTCTTTGTAAACATTAGTCTCGTTCATTGTATTTCTCCAAAATAATAAGTGAATGGCTCTCCTGAAAAAAGACGGCGCAGAGACCGTCAAGGAGAAACCACAATGTATGCCAGAGACATACTGTATAAGTCTTCTTATAAAGTATACATCTGTAAAAAAGCCCTGTCTAAAAATACTCTTCGGTAGCGAAAGGAAGAATACTCGTAGCAGGGCGTTATTATTTTATTTTGAGAGAGAGTAAAATAATTTGGAGCGTCGAAAGGGAGTTGAACCCTCATAATCCTGTTTTGCAGACAGGCACATAGCCGTTTCTGTCATCGACGCATTAAATTGGAGGAAGATACCAGACTTGAACTGGTACGCCGATTTCTCGGTTACTGACAGTTTAGCAAACTGTTCCCTTACCTTTTAGGGTTAATCTTCCAATTATTTGTTCAAGGCATCCTTCATTTCTGGAGTTGCGATTGAATCAATCACGCCAGTTTTACAAGCATCATCAAACCAGTCTGGTAAGATACCTGCAAGGAAACCATTGATATTCGTTTTCAAGTAATCAGCAATTAACGCTGCTTCATCTGCAATCATCTGAGTGACCTCATTAGCATATGCAGTAATCTTAGCAATGCCCTGATTAATCGCTGTAACGGCTTGTGAGGCTAAGGAAGATATAGTATCTAGTCCTTTGTTGATTGCATCTTGCAAATCACTTAGAACGCCATTCACAGTGTCTATGGAGGTGTTAATCAAATCCATAGCTTTTTGACCGTACTCTGTAGCTACTCCCATGATTCCACTAAACGGTGTACAACCAACTTGTTCTCCTGCTGCACCCATAACGTTAGAGTAACCTTTAGCTACCTGCATACGTGATGAGAACTCATCTACAGACTTCTGCCCGTATTGAGTCAAAGTGTTAGTTGTCGTTGTAGTGCTTCCAAGGCTCGTTGAGAAGCTACTTAACAAGGCTGTAGTCAAACCAGCAGCAATAAGTTTATCTTTTACTGTAGGGTCTGATACCGAGCTAATAGAGCTTACTAATGAAGTAGAAGCGGCAATTGTGCCACCAAGGATTGCTGCACCAGTAATAAGAGGGTTAGAAAACCCGTTACCGGATTTCAGGAGATTAAAAATCTCTTTACCTTGTTCTGTCATCTCTTTCATTAAGCACCTTTTGAAATTGGCGGGTTAGTGGGATTTGAACCCTCTTCTCATGTTTTTCAGACACGCGCTTTAACCATATAAGCTACTTAACCCATTAAATTTGGGGTGACCTACGGGAATCGAACCCGTATAGACCATGTTCACAGCATGGGTCATTATCCATTTATGATAAGGCCACATGTAAGGACTCTCGTAAGAACCCTTAGAAGTGGCAGCAGCGTAAGGATTTGAACCTTAATCTTTCAGCTTCAGAGGCTGGAGCATTGCCAGTTATGCTACACTGCTATTAATTTGGTACTCCATATCGGATTCGAACCGATACATAACACAGATTTTAAGTCTGGCCTCTCTGCCAATTGGAGTAATGGAGCATTGGCGGGGGATGTTGGAATTGAACCAACTTCTTCGATTTCAAAGACCGAGGTTTTAACCTTGTAAACTAATCCCCTTTAAATCTTTACTTTCTTAGTGGATGAATAAAGAATGCCAACATAATTCTTTCCCTTGAAAATGCTCTTTCTTCTGGGACAACACTTTTAAGTTTCCAACCAACATAAATTCTCCAGTAAAATTGTTTACCAAAGATTTTAATTGACGGGATAAAAGCGAATAAACCCCAAGCATTACTGTTCCACATCAGGAGATAACCTGTCTGATTATCTTCAGGGTTAGAACTTACGTTGATATTACCTTTCCACTTAGTAACATCTTTTACATCTCTTCCTAATACATGGTAAGAGAAGTTATAAGCTTTGTTTCTCCAGAGCCATCCAACTCTCTGCATATAAACACCGAGCTTACCAATCTTTCGAATCTTAGCCCATCGCTCAACGTGACCTTTGTCACCGTCAATCGGGTTATCATAAGTTTCCATCCATCTGAATCCAAAAGGTAAGTGACCTTTCCTCTCACTGTAGAATGGAACCACAAAGGGTGCTAAGATTACTGCTAAGATTGCTGCAAATGGCTCTAGCAAAGCTAGGAAAATCCATGAAGCATACTTCAAATATCTCATTTAAATAGCCTCTTTAAATTGGTGCAGAATAAGGGATTCGAACCCCTAACAAGCAACTTCGTAGGCTGCTGCTCTATCCATTTGAACTAATTCTGCAATGTTCTTTTGAGATTCCTGTCTAGCTCTCTTCTTATCTCTTCTGAGAAAGCGTCTACGATGGTCTGTACGCCACTTGTAGTAATCTTCTTCACCAGCGTGAGAAGCACAGCAACCACAACTTGCAATTTCAACTTTACCGTGTCTACCATAAGGCTTCATAGGAATCTCCTAAAATTGGTGTTCCAAGACGGATTCGAACCGTCACTAATACAAGGTTTGAGCTTGCATCCTCTGCCAATTGGGATACTGGAACATTGGTACTCGCTGAAGGACTTGAACCTTCTTCACCAACTTGTAAGGATGGGGCTTTACCATATAAACTAAGCGAGTATGAAAAGAGGTCTGAAGTTGTGCCGCTAACTCAACTCCGTGGAATTTGTTACGGTCTTCAGTTGACTCAAGCGGTCTTTCACTCGACCTCTGAAGTGGTGGTGCTGCTCACAGGACTCGAACCTGCATTTCCATCCTTACAAGGGATGTGTAATAGCCAATTATACGAAAGCAGCATTGTTTGGAGCATCCAGAGGGAATCGAACCCTCAACCTCAGTTTGGAAGACTGTAATTTTCCCGTTTAAACTATGGATGCACTAATTGGTGGAGAAGCAGGGAATTGAACCCTGTACTTAAGTTTGCAAAACTTATGTTTTAACCATGTAAACTACATCCCCATTGTTTGGTACAGGTGGAGGGAATTGAACCCATCGTCTTACTGATTAAGAGTCAGCCGCATAACCATTTTGCTACACCTGCATTAATTTGGTAGGAGACAAGGGATTCGAACCCTCAAACATCTCGTTCTAAGCGAGATAGGTTTACCAATTACCATCAATCTCCCATTAAATCTTTGTAGAGAACTGCTAAGACGCCAAAGCAACAATGGTATCAAATGCCTTAACAATTCTCTAAAAAGACCTAACTGGTCTTTGCATAGTCTTGTTTAATCCGGTGACTAGAACCTTTGGAGAGCTTGATATTATCTCTTCTCCGTGACACCTACTAGGTGCTTTGCTGTGCGTGTACGACAATACACGAGGGAAAACCGAACGCTGTACGGAGCGTGGGCTTAAATCTCTTTGGCGGAAAGTGAAGGATTCGAACCCTTACCCATCTCTGAGCAGCCCTAGTTTTCAAGACTAGTTGAGCGCCGTTGCTCGCCACCTTCCCCAAAGAAATCTATAAATTTGGCACCCCTCAGAGGACTTGAACCTCTGCAAACAGTTTCATGTATACCTTCCACTGTTACGTATTCCTTAAGCCACCCAAGCAAATATATGAGTTTGCGCACACGATTCTTATTGTTTAAGAACCGATAACCCTTTCCTCGGAATTAAGGGGTATATTTTTGGCATGGGACGGAGGATTTGAACCCCTTTGAAACGGTTTTGGAGGCCGTTGCTCATGCCTTAGAGTCTTAACATCGTCCCATAATACAATTCGAAGCTTACCGTATTATCACAACACTGTAAAGCCCCTTCTCAGATTATTTACATGTTCTGGAAAACATGAGATACAGACCACCTCCCTACAGGAAGACCCGCTAAGGTCGTCTTAGTAATCTGCTAACTATTTGGCAGTCAAGGTAGGAGTCGAACCTACTTACTATCGAAGGTAGCTAACCTTCAGCAACTTTCCGACTTTCGTACACCTGTTAACATGTATTCAGATGGCTTACTAGTGTTGTCTTGACCATTAAACTGGCACACCCTACAGGACTCGAACCTGTAACTCAGTGCTTAGAAGGCACTTGCTCTATCCAATTGAACTAAGGGTGCATTAACATTTTAAAGGGTACTCATTGCATTTAAGCCAAGCCCCATAAGGGATACCCTTTAGAATGTTGCCCACCTTATTAATCATACCGTGGGCGAGTACGCCAAATTCTTTGATGAGGGGTTGGAAGACCTCACTGGTGTTTAGCCTATTAAGCTACTGCCAGAAAAACATTATCGTTTGCATTTATTTTAGTTTGCAAAAATAGACGCTACGCTAACGAAAACTAAGGTTACTATAAAGTGGTCACATCTGAATGTCAACAACTTTATTGAATTTGGTGTTAGGAGAGGGATTCGAACCCTCTGCCTCTCGGTTATCAGCCGAGTGCTACATCCATATGAGCTTTCCCAACATAATTGGAGGTTCAGATGGGATTCGAACCCACATTCATAGGGCTTATGAAACCCTTGCATTACCTTATCTGCGACTGAACCATTATTTGGTAGGAGTGGAGGGATTCGAACCCGTCGCCTGTCAGATTAAAAGTCTGCCGCATCACCATTCTGCTACACTCCCATTAAATCATCTTTGCAGTAACCTACGCAAACCTTGCTAAAGGGTTTGTAGAGTCATTTCCTATTAAGCTAATCTAGAATCATGCTAAGGAAATTCATCGGCACTCATGGGACGGCATTTAGCTCCATAAGTCACTGCAAAGAAGATTACCAGACCGTTGTTTTATCTTAAGTGCTACCATTACACCAACACGCCGTAACGTGTGAAGGAATCGAACCTTCGCCTTTTCTTTACCAGAGAAATAGATTGTTTTATACTTGCTGTAAACGGTCTTCTGTAAATTTGTTGAGCCAGACCAAGTTTTAAATTTTTCAAAATTAAATTGGCTTGAAATTTTTTAAGTTGGCTTGCTGAATTTGGTCTTCTGCTCCTTTAAAGAATACTCGTAAGAACTCTTTAAGGGAGGGGCTAAAAAGCCCTCTCAAATTTGGCGGTTACGAAGGGATTCGAACCCTCATCATCTCCCGTGACAGGGGAGTATTTTAACCAGATTAAACTACATAACCTTTATTTGGTGCGCCGTGAAGGAGTCGAACCTACCGAGTCATAATGACAAGTGATTTACAGTCACCACCGCTTCCATCTACGGGATAACGACGCATTTTATTCTATTCAGGCTAAGGACTTGCACCTTACAAATCGGTGAGCATTACGCTTCTCTCCCAAATCTTGGCGGTGAGTTAGGGATTCGAACCCTATACCATTCGGTTAACAGCCGACCGCACATGCCTTATGTGCTTCCTCACCATGTTTAGTATTGCCAGACCGTATCTTTTCATTTTTTCCGATAAAAATTTTTGAGATTGCTGTAAACGGTCTTCTGCAAATTTGGAGGCGGGTGCAGGAGTCGAACCTGCCGATACCATGCTAATGAGACATGTGAGACGCCCTTTCTCTATACCCGCGAACTTTTATGACCAGACCAAACTTTTAAGTTTTCTATGCGCGAAAAGTAAAGTTATTTGCTGTACTTGGTCTTCTGTCAAATTTGGCGTTCCAGAAGGGACTTGAACCCTCAAAACTCCACATTGAAAGTGTGGTGACTTTACCAATTTGTCTACTGGAACATTAATTTGGTCTCCGTTGAAGGGATTGAACCTTCGACCTCACCGCCCCAAACGGCGCACTCTACCAAACTGAGCTAAACGGAGATAATCTTTTCAAACTCTATGTAACCACTTTAACATTATTTTTTAGTGGTTGTCAAGAACTTTTTTAAAATATTTTTCAGTATCTTAGAAAAACTCTCGATTTCGTTTCTATGTAGAACATATTAAAGGGTATCGAGCAGATTGTCAATACCCTTTTTAAAACTTTTTACCAGATGTAACGGTCAATCATTACTGCTTTGAGCATTACGCTGATTGGGTCAAACTTCTCACCACCAAGCAGAGCTTTTAAAGTGGCTGGAGAGAACCCCGATACCATTGCTACACCGTTATCCTTAACAGACACTTCGCAAGTACCATTACGGTTTGCTAAGTACCAGAATACCAGTTGTGGCATTTCGTATCCAGCTTTTTCGTACTTACTACGAATTGCTTCGAAGTTTGTACAACCATCTGCACCGTCAACCTGATTGAACTCCATATCAGAGAAGATAATAAGCTTACTTGGCATTGCTGCCTGAGTCAAGCCATTTCTTACACCGATTTCAAGAATGCGGTCAAATGCTGCTTGCAGGTTTGTTGAACCATACTCAACCTTGTTCATTACCTGACGCATACGAGTCTGCAAATCACCACTCAGAGTAATAAAGTGAGGTCTTGTGGAGTAAACCATCAACTCATCTTTAAAGCACCCTGTATTGCGTTCTGAGACGTATAACGCCAAAGACAGACCAATATCAAGAGCGGTAACAGCACCAAAAGTTTGCCACGTCATAGAAGCTGATACGTCTGTCATGCACAGAATGTTTTCACCTTCTGCCATCCAGTTTGGTAATACTTTCCACTGTTCGTTTGCAACGTTTGCTTTACCGTGATTAACGGACTTCAGAATATCGTATGGGTACACAGCACCAGCATTAATCTTTGCTTCACCCTTGGATAAAGCTTCAACGTAAGCTGCATAACGTTCACCATCTTTTTTGCTGAACAGTTTTTGATAACGTGCAGCAGCCAGTGAAGGAATCTTGCTGTAGTCAATCTCACCAAAGTTATTTGTAGAGATTTTCTGTTCAACGGTATCAGACAAAGCTGATAACAGTGTACGGTATTCTTTCTCACTCAGGTTTGCAAACTTACAGAAACGTTTTACAAACTGTTTGTGTCGTGGTTTTACTCGTGGTAACCACTTAGCTGCTAAACCTGCTGTATCAGGGTCTAACAAAGCTGCTTCTAAATGCTTGAAAGCATCTGTCTCATAACGAGTCCCTACGAAGATTTTGAAGTCATCGAAACGACCTAATTCAGAAATCTTATCCATGATACGAAGAACTTGGAAAGAATCTAGAATGTTATCTTCGATTGCTTGTAAGAGAACAGTTCGGAAAGCTTTACGCTCACCCATACCTTCTCGTACATCTCGCATATGCAGTAAAATACGAACTGCTACATCAACATCCTCACGCAAAGCTTTGTAGAACAACTCTGGGAGAATCTCTACATTACCACGGCTTGAACCAGCAGCTTTGTAGAAGTCTACCAAGGCAGACATTGATGATGTATGGTTAACAGCACCATTTTCAGTTCGCCCTGCATGAAGGTGCGAATGTTTAAATAAATCGCTCATATTTTACTCTCTTCTCTCATTTGTTGTTTGATGTGACAGACTTTAGAACATCTTCGTAGAGCCTGTCAACATCTTTTAAATTATTTTTTCAGAGTCGCTACAGCAGAGAACGTTGGTTTGTTCTCTTGTGGTTTGTCTCCGCCTTTATCGTCGCCCTTCTTAGCATCCCCAGCGATGGCTTTCATCTCACCTGCTGAGTGGGTCATGATGACCTTACCAGCTTCCATCATAGATTTAATCTGAACATCATTTGGTGAAAGTCCAAACTCTGCAAGTTTTACAGGGTCTCTGGTAACAATCGCCTCAAACAACTTTGCAGCATACTCTGCTGAGTTGTCAATGGTTAATTGGGCTTTTACAAGAGAACTCTTGTTACGTGAACCTTTTGGTCTTCCAGATGGGTTACCAGACTGGCCTTTCTTGAATTGGCCTTTGTTTGTACGTTTTGTCATTCAGTCTCCTTCTAAGACTTCTTAAAAGGCTTTTAAGATAAGAGATAGATATCCAGAAAGATATCTGTTTAAATAGCCTTTTTAGAAGAGTCTTTTAAGTAATCTTCTAAGTGTTTTATTAGGCTACAGCTTGTCAAGTCATTTGTCAACAACTTTTTTCAGTTGCAATAGTTCTTGACTTGTTGTATGGATTACTGTACCATCTTACTTAAAGCTGTAGGTCTGCCTTTATCTACAAAGGAGACTTAATGAGAAAATCTAATAAACCGAAGAAAGGTAATAATACCAATCACTGTAAGGAATCAAAAAGGGTAGAATCAATCTACTATTCGTCCTCTGAAATTGGTCTGTACCTGTTCTTTCAAAATTACAGAAGACAAGAGGATTATTTATGTGTAGTTCACAATTAGAAATCACAGATATTATTGAGTTGTATCAGACTGCAAAGAATCATGGTTATATAACTTCTATTGGGAAGAATAGTCACTATGATGCTCTAACTGGAATGTATTTCAGGGCTGTAGCTCAATCTAGTGAACAGCATTTAATGGTTTCTTCCAGTGAGTTTGCTTCGTTTCTCTATTGCAGCAAAATTATAAATCGTAGGAGAACTGATAAATGTTAACCGTAAGTTTTAATTATAATAGTGATGGCTCTGTATCCGTCACTTCACCTTATGCAAATGACCTCTTAAAAGAGTTGGTTAATCAGTGTGGAAGAGGTATGCACTACGTACCTGACACTTTTAAACAGAAGACAATTGCAAATAACCTGATGCGTGTGACGGTATGTAATGTGAACCCTTCATACGACCTAAGCGAAGAATGTCCATATTCCCTGATGGCTCTTGGTGCAGAAAGTAAGTTTAAACTTGTCTGTCACGACGCTGAAACCTTCCTGAAGGTCTTCTCAAATCTTATCCATAATGACAAGTACACTTATGTTGATGGCTCTGTATCATTCTACCCAGCAAACTACACATGCGTTCTTGTGGACAACATGAGAAGTGGTGACTTGACACCTACAGATATCTCGTTTGATGTGAACACTACACCAGACGCAACTCCAAGCAATGACTTCGACATGGATTACGCGCTTGCTTTGAGTAAGAAATCTGAGTTCATTGAGTATGTCAATGGATTCGGCTTTAAGTTTGATGAGACCATGAATCTCAAAAAGCTTAAAAACCTGCTTAAGACTAAAGCTTAAGTATTTCGGGGCGAAAGCCCCTTTTTAATTCTTTAAGGATAGATAATGAAGGCGAAGAGTGGAAAAGACTTTTACTGCTTCCTACAATCCTATGTACAAACAATTGAAGAAGGTGAGAGGTACAATCTCGATGATGTGCTCCCAACTCCTTTAACGTGGCGTACTAGTCAATGGCCTGAAACGGATATCCAACCAACCACTGCAACCTTCAAATACACTCCTAAAATTGACCTACCAGATTCTGAAGAATTACTCTACCCAATGTTCCACATTGTTGGGCTGGGTACTTTCCTTATGGATATTCAGTATGTGATTGGTAAGGGATATAAAATTGAAGGTGTAGTTCTTGGTGATGTTTCTCCGAAACACAAAGGCTACTTCAGATTAAATGCAAGATTAGAGGCTAATAAAAATGATTAAGGCAAAAACATATCCAGATTTCAAAGAGTTCGTTAAAGGTTTTATTGCGAACGTTAAAGCTGGTAAAAGATATGACTTCAGAACATATCAAGAAGCTATTCTACCACTGACTTACAGTTCACCTTGGCCTGAAGCAGATATTGCAGAGGTGACCAACTTTGCTTATGAGCCAGCCTATACAGTCCCATTCAGTCCAGAACTCCTTTACAGCGTTGGTGCTCAGATGAGAACTGCTGATTTCTTCATGGATTTGCAGTATGCAATTATCAACGGTAAAGACGTTGACACCGTTTACTGTGAATGGCTTGCAAGGGTCAAACCTTTCTCAATGCTGAACGCAAAACTGAAAGACTCTGTAGTTCCTCCAGTAATCACTACGCAGCCTACTAACCAGACTGTTAACGAAGGTGGAACGCTGACTCTGAGTATTGTTGCAACTGGTGCTACGGGTTATCAGTGGAAGAAAGGCGCAAGTAACATCTCCGGTGCAACATCTGCAACTTACACCAAATCAAATGTAGTACCTGCTGATGCTGGTTCTTACACCTGCGTAGTAACTGGTGAAGGTGGTGCAACTGTAACGTCAAATGCTGCAACTGTGACAGTGAATGCTTTGCCAGTAATCACTACGCAGCCGCAAAACGTTGAAATCACTGAAGGTGACACTCTTGAGTTGAGCATCGTGGCTACTGGAGCAACTGGTTACCAGTGGAAGAAAGGTGCTGATAACATCTCTGGAGCAACTTCAGCGACTTACACAAAAGAGGATGCAACAACTGCTGATGATGCCGGAACATACACTTGTGTAGTTACTGGTGCAGGTGGTTCTGTGACTTCTAATGCAGCTACTGTTGTGGTTAACGAAGTAGGAGGTTAATAATGCAACTCTCTGATAAGGGGCTTGCAGCAATTAAGTTTTTTGAAGGGCTTCGTCTAGAAGCCTATAAAGACTCTGCTGGAATCCCAACAATTGGGTACGGGACAATCCGTATTGGTGGTAAACCTGTTACGATGGGTATGAAGATTACTTCTGAACAAGCTGAACAGTATCTGCTTGCAGATGTTGAAAGCTATGTTGGTGCGGTGAACAAAGCTATCAAGGTTCCAACTTCCCAAAATGAGTTTGATGCTCTCGTTGTAGAAACTTACAACATTGGCATCACAGCTATGAGAGATTCCACTTTCATCAAGCGTCACAATGCTGGTAATAAGGCTGGTTGTGCTGAAGCTATGCAGTGGTGGAACAAGGTAACAGTCAACGGTAAGAAAGAAGTTTCTAAGGGTCTGAAAAATAGACGTAGTTTAGAAGCAAAAATTTACCTTGACGCTGTTTATCCGAAATAGTAGATTTAGAGGCTCCTTCGGGAGCCTTTTTTATTTCTATGGAGAAAACTATGAAGATTTGGGCTAGTGATGTTGGGACTTTCAAATACACCCGTAGTGGGATGAAGGTTCGTATCAGTGGAAGCAAGGTTGTAACTTTAGGTGAGAAGGTTTACAGCAAGTTTATCGTCGAGGTAATTGAGCGTTCACCTATCACGATTGCTAACAATTCTTTCTATGTAGGAAGCACATACAACGTGGATGGTGAAGGTGTGTTCAGCCCACTTGGTGAGAATGGTTTAGATATTATTTCAGAGCACCCCTTGACAAGAGAGCAGCTTTCCGGTTACTATAAAAGCCTACTTGAGAAGCAGAAAGCTTTGCATCAGGGTGAGGCTAACTACCACAACAACCAGTGCATCAAGCTTCTGGATAAGATTGAAAAAGCTGAGAGAGGTTATTATGAATAAAGAGATTCCTGTAAAAGTTGACACATCTCGCCACAACACGGTTGACCCCAACAAAGGACTTGTTGATTGTGTGATTTTCCAGTCTAACGGAAACCTAAGTCTTCGTTTTCTTAAAACTGGAAACACACTGCGTCGTGTTCGTGATGATGAAGATGGTTGCCCTGTATTTGGTTGGTATGATGTAGAGTTCCCGTTCTACGCTATCCACTACCCAGATGGTCAGGAGGATTGGACTACCCAATCAATCTTTGATGAACTGAATGGTGTTCCTGTAGAACTGGAAGTTGAGAAGGAGCCTGTAGAGCTAACCTTCACTTTTGTCACTGAAGAAAAAGTTGGTGACATTTCTGTTACCGAAGCTATTCAGGTCACACAGGTAATTCGCTAATGAGTCGTTTACAGGTTGTCTTTCCGATTTGTGACTTTGTTCTTGAACGAGAGTTCGACCTGTACGAAGAAATAACCGACGACATGACTTGGAGTGTCGTTGAAGAGGCTATCAAGAAACTTTATGGTGGCCTCTTAAATCCCGCCAACAAGAAACTCACCACTAAGCAGGTGTCTGAACCGTACACTACGTATGATGCCTCAAAGACACCTTTTGAGAACACCTGCTTTGAGTTACTTATTGGTGGCAACAAAGTTAACTATTTCTTCGTCAGGGAATACCGTGATGACTAAGTTACACGTTGTTGTTTACAAGAGCTTTGCGGATATGCAGAATGCTTTGACTTCACAAGTTGACAAGCACCGTTCAAGGCTCTTTATCATGTGTGATTTAGGAGATTACCAGCAGCCTAAAGAGTTTAAATATAAAGATGGTGTAAGAGTCTTACAGTTTGAGGATAGTGTAACAGTTTTCGTCAAGCATGACCTTCCAGCAAAACACATAGGCATGTTGGAGTACTACATTTACCGCCATACAAACATGCGTGGTGATAACATCAAGATTTCTTCTTTAGAGGTCTTTGAAACTCCTAACACACAACTTAAAAAATATTTAGTGAGGAAACTATAATGTCTGAAGAAGTAAAGCCAGAGAATCAAGAAGAGTTTATGCCACAAGTTACCCTTGTACAACACTTTGGTAACATTGAAGGTATTCTTGCAGCATTCCAACCAACTGTTAACTCACCTGCAAAGGTTTGTACAGTGACGATGAACGTTAACAACATCTCTGCATGTGTTATCGAAGAAGTTCAGTACTTCAAGTATAACGACAAAGAAGTTGATGCAGCACTTTTGAAGTATCGTGCAACTCTTGACAAGGATATTAACCACCGTGACGTAGTTTCACTGTTTGGTGACCTGCACAAACTGCTTGAAAAGGTTCTGAAACGTACATATTACCTGAACAGTGGTGCAATCATCACCACGTACATTTCTCCTTGCATTACTGAACCAGTTTTGACAGATGATGCACAGTTCTACGTGACTGCTGCTTCGAGTCCTGATTGGTGGATGAAAAACAATGCTCTGAAGACTGTTGTTGAAGCTATCCGTGAGCATATTCCTGGGTTTAGCCCTTGGCGTGGTGCTAAAGATGACTTTATCTCCATGCTTGAGAATGAACGAAACAGACGTAGTGCATTGCTGCCGAAAAAATAATCTTGACAGCAGTATACAGATTTCTATATGATGGGGCTACTTAAGGGTAGTCCCTTTTTCATATGCGAGGAAAGTAAAATGAAAGTACAAAAAGGTGATGTAATAACTATCAATGTTGCTAACACATCTCGATTTTCAATAGCTGGTGCTGATACAGTTTATGCAGATGTGACATTTGTATCAGACACTGGAAGAGTTTACTTTAAACCAATAGCAAATATGACATTCATGGTCAACAATGTTGAGCAGAGGATTTATGCTGGTCAAGTTTACTCAACTGATGATTTTCACAGAGGCATGTTTACTGGTACATGGAAGGATGCCCTCATGTTAAGCCTGAGTGTTGTACAAGATAATAAAAGTGAAATCTCGAAGGATACATGTGAAGCACCTGCCCTAAAAGCAGAAGACCTGCCTAAACATGACTATGGTACAGCACGTTTCACAACTAAGGCAGATGCTAATGGCGCAGCTTCAGTAGTTGTTGACAAAGCCCAAGACTTCTTCAAAGCTTTCTCTTCAGGCAGTCAACATCACCACTACTTCACACCTCAAACAAAACTTGATTCAATGTTGACAAGTAAATGTGAAGAGGCTGTAAAATCTGCTGAAGAGGTGAGAGAAGCAGCGTTTATCACGGAGAGAGTAGTAAAACACGGAGATATTGAGTACACCGTGAGGATGATGATTAAAGCTGGTTTAACACCTTATCAGATTGCTGAAGAAATTCAACGTCAGTTCTACAACGCTATGGTGAACGAATGAAAAAATTTACAACACTTGGTGAGTACTGGATGCTTGCTGCTACAGAATCCTACAGGAAAGCTAAAAAGACTAAGCAGTGTTATGGTAAGAAAGCTGAAGGTGATATTCTGTACTGCACAGTGCATGATGGGATGCCTCATGTTACACCAAGAGGTAAAGCTTTCAAACGTCTGATGGATATTGAGTGGAATGCTCGTTTAGAGAGGGTAGCAAAATGATTTACGAAGATAGCCGTGATGTGATTTCTTTTCAGCAGTCTAATCATCATGTATCCCTGAAGATTACTAAGCCAAATGGTGAAGCAGGTGTCATCTCACACTTCGGAGGTGATAATTGGTTTGGTACAGGGTGCTTTGAAGGTTACAGCAAAGAATATCTGAAAGCATTCTACCGAGATTTTATTAATGACTACAACGAACTTGTTCAAGCGAAGAATGACTGTACAAGCAGTGAGTATAAAGCCAGAGGTTGGGCTGGAACTATCCTGATGCTTGGAATTTTCCTTGTGATGATTTGTGTAATCTCATTTATGGGTTTTTACAACCAAGACTTAACACTGAATCAGACCGAGAAGAAACTTGGCGAACTCTGGTTCTTGTATGTCCTTCCAATTGCTGGTATGATTGCTGCCTATTGGAGAATGAAGGTTCATAAGAAACGACTTGTGGACGCTGAGAATAAATTTGAAGAGGTAAGTAAAGAATGCAACCTAAGATTTTAGCTGTATGTATCCGTTATGCAATTGCTGATATGATTAATCAGGCAATCCTGAAAGATGCTTATAAGGAGTGATAAATGATTAAGACACCTATCCAGCCATTCGGCTTTAGCTCTCTGAACGAACTGAAAGAGCACCTTGATAAGAACTACTACAACGAACAACCTGTAACGGTTCTTAAAGCTGACCTTTCAAAACTTCTGGACATTGCTATTGAAGCTACTGTAGAATCAAAACCAGAAGTTGAGAAGAAAGCTGAAAAGAAAACGAAGAAGACTGAGAAGAAATCTGAGGATTCTGAGTAAAATCTTGAAGGGGTTACTTGATAGCCCCTCTTAACCAAACAAGGTAGCGAAAATGAAACACTTAGTTGGTAAAATTGTAAATGTTAAAAGTACTCTAGCAGATGTTGTTGCCACAACTGTAATGGTTGAAGGAATCAGTGAGGCAGAAACAGAGTACCCTATAATCTGCACAATTCTTCAAGAATTTCAAATAGAAGGCTTCAACTTTGCACAGGGTGAAGATATTTCATTCAACATGCAAGGTTTATGGCGTGGTAAAGCACATCCTGATAGTAAAGAGTTTGATATGTTCTTAGAACTTCCTTCGAAGGACTCTAAAACTGTTGAAATCCTGATGAGTGACTATGAAGAACAAGTTATGACAGTTGCTGTAGATGTTGATATGGCTGCTGAGATGCTTGTGCCACATCTGAAATCCGGTAAACTCTCCTTTGAAACTTTTGAGAAGATTGCTAAGGGTAAACTATGAAACTTAAAGAAATCGTTCGTAAAGCAATGCTGGACAATTCCACTAAAGATGAGATGCACAAAGAAATCTGTGACAAGCTGAACTGTTCAAGACATGCTGCCAAGGTTCTTGTCTCAAGTTTTATCTGGGAGTGTTCAGAGGCTTATATGAACTATGTAGCTTTTGAGAGTTCTCACTTGATAGGCGACATAAAGGTTGGTACAGAGTTCAAAGAACCTGAGATGAAACCTTCAGTGAAAGTTGGTAACCTCTATCAGATTAAGGATTTCCAGACCGCACAGATTGTTGCAAAAGGTGAGGTAGAAGCTGTGTACAACGACGGTACATACCTCATTAAAATTTTTGAGTATGCTAAGTCATATGCTCATCTTTGTGGAATCAGATTCCTTGTGACGAAAGAAGATTTAGTTATGTCGTCTGGCGATAAAGCTTACTCTATACCACATTATGAAATAGTTCGGTGAAGATTATGCTAATCACTGAACAGCATTGGGAAATGATAAAGTTTACTATAAAGACGTTGAAAGGGGTTGGTATGACTAAAGAATTTGAGTTAGAGAGAAAGTACTTGGTACTGAGTTTGGAAGATATTGATAACTATCTTTCACCGGAATGTAGAGACCAGCTTCAACAAATTGTAATGTCTCTTAGACATTCAAGAGAGTTTGTAGATGGTAAAGAGCCGCTTGAAGGTATCTTTGTTAAGAAGTCTTATCCGTTCTATAAAGATACTTTGCAGAAACTTGAAATGTACGTTAAACAGATTAACCGTAAAGAGTTCACTATGGTTTCTCTTGGTGGACAACAAATGCTTGTTATGGAAGATATCAATCCTAAACGAGTTAATAGAGGTGTCTGTATCAAGGTCACAGGTAAAGAAGAGTTTATTGATGCTACGTACCTGAGTCACATCTTTGAAGGTGGAAGTGCAGTATTGAACCTGAATGAATACCACATCAGTTCACACCCAATTAAGGGTGACCAGATAATGCTTCAGGTAAGAGAACGTCACAATGGATTCACACACTTCTTCCAGACGACTAAGACCTCGTTGAGAGCAATGCTCAAAGAAGTGATGTAAAACTATACAGCCCCTTTATTGGGGCTTTTTATTGAGTAAAATTTACGAAATTTATAATTTTTATAAAATTTGGATTCACTCCGTTCATCTTGGGTCACCATATCATGTGATAAAATATCTACCTTTCTTAACAGCCTACTTAATCTTACTCTCTATATAGTTATATAGTACTATATAGTATCTTAGTCTCTTAACAGTGAGTTTCTATAGCCCTCTGTATAACCCTTCTAAATAGCCCTCTAATCAATCCTCTTCCAAACCTATATAATCACCTTAACCATCTCTTCATATCCCCTTAGAAGCCCCTATACCCATCTTAATCTCTAGGTAAACGATAGTACCCTCTACAGGGTGTTCACTAGGTTCTACTAATCCTCTATATAGACTGTTTTAACTAACTAAACAGGTATCACCTTCTAAGGCTTATCCTACAAGGTCTAACACGGTATTAACAAGGTATCTTATAAGCCTGTATTTACCTGTTTTATACAGAATACTATATAGATATTTATGCAATTCTTAAAATTTTTATAAAATAGAACTGTCAAGTCATTTTTTAGGTGTTATGAAGGAACTCAAAAATATCTACCTAGGGTGTATATCTGCTTGGTAGCCCTTAACATCGCCCTTACAGTCCCTTTGCAAAATCTTAAAATATCATTAACAATTTCTTAACAGTTGCTACATCCTCTTAACATCTCTTCAGAGGTCTTAACAGATTCTTAACAGGACTAACAAGGGTGTAACAAGTTTCTAACAAGTGCTACATAGGCTTTACAGAATCTTAACAGATAGCTAACAAGTGCTAACAGGGATTGGTAACAATACCAATTAGTTAATTTTAAAGGGTTATTTTGTTAAGATAATTAACAAGTTCCTAACAAGTGTTTAACCTTTTTAACAAGCTATTAACATGGTCACTATCCCTTGGTCTATAGTTCCCTTTACTTCTTAGTGATTCTCTAAACATACCTTTTAAAAGCCCTGTATAGCTCTCTATAGCCCCTTCTAAGGTTCTTCCTAGTATCTATAGCCCAAGTAACTGTATAGCTCTTTATAGGGCTTTATAGGGGCTTTAAAGGGTATGCCAAAGAGTCTAACAAGGGTTTAACAAGGTCTTAACAATGATTTAACATACCCCTAACAAGGGTGACTATTCAGGAGTTGTTAAGAATTTGTTAAGAAAATGTTAAGGGGGCTAGCTTTTACGTAACTTTATAGCTACTTTTAAGCTTTCCATAGCATACCTTTTAAGTGTTATCAAGCCCTTTTTAGTAGTTCACAAGATACTAGCCAGCTTATAAGCTTATACCCTTATAAGATTCTTTTAAGGCTATAGGAAGCTCTATAAAGGGCTTTTAAGAGTGGGTTAATATGATTGCTTAAGTTTGATTGATAAGCTGTTATAGGGCTTTATAGAGCGTTTTAGGGATTGGTAACAATACCACTTAGAATGCCATCCCCTTTCTGGGTTATTGGCTTATATTTAAGTTGATTTGATAAGAGGATATAGAGTAAGCTATAGAGTTATTGTTCTAAATGTATGAGATAGATTCTGCATAGGGATTGCATAGACGTAAAAAAGCCCCTATGAGATAGATTCTATCGAATCCATAGAAAGGGGCTGTTAAGGTATCTGGGGCTATTTGCCCCGTTGCGGCGTCTCGTTAGTTATGACCATCTTTATCATAGTAAAGAGAAATAATCTTATCGTTCCAATAGTGCCAATGTTTACCATCTTTTACCGCTTCCTGAATGGCTGCAATCCAAAAATCAGATTCAGGGTTATAATCCTTGACAATCTGGCTAACAAGGCTTTTCACCATGTCAAAGGCGCTGTCAGTGCCTACAATGTCAAATTTAACATCAAGAGAGTAAAAACCATATTCGTTAACAGTTGCGCGGATAGTTGCCATTTTTGAATCTCCAGTTTAGGAAAGTGGGGAAGTGATTTCTTCCCCTCGATAGATACTTTAAAGATTTGCTATCGTCTCGTCAAGCGAATTTTCTAAGTTTTTTAAAGATTGTTCATAAAGTCGGATTGCTCTATTTAATGCTTCCCCTAACGTTACTTTAAATTTAGTTGTTGGATAATCACTAGTAAAGAGATTCTCTACTTCATAAAGTGGGTGTTGCTGGTTACCCGTTCCTGTAGCATACATCCCTGTATAGTGAATTGCAACAAAAAGATTATGAGACTTGATAGAACGTTCATAAGCCATTTTATAACGGTTTATTTCGTTTTTAGTTGCCTTAATAGCCATTTCGTGAATCTCTGCAACGATAGCCAGATAATCCGGTAAAATCATTGCAACAGCTTTCATAAAGTTGTTAGCTGTCATCATTTTCTGATTTGGGCGATGGATGTAATATTTTTTATCTTCCCCTTTCGTGATAACTGCAAAAGTTTTATCTTTCAGGGTAAATTCAAAGGTATCCTTAACAGGTTTTTTCATTACATCTTTTGAGCGGATAGTGTTGATTGCGGTAAACTTGTTCATCTTGATTCTCCAGTTTAGGAAGTAAGCTTGATTGCTTGATAGATACTATAGGGCTTTTAGAAAGTGATTGCAAGCCTTTTTTAGTCTTATCTATAAAGAATCTTTTAAGTGATTCCTTTTAGATAAAACCCCCTCGAACAAATGTACTATTGTCAAGGGGTATCGTCAAGTAATTTTTGAAAGTTTTTTGTAAGTTGTTGATTAGCTTATAAAGATTTTTTCAGGCTTGACATAGTTCATTTTTTGGCCTTTTAGTAAATCACTCCAGAGTAAAGCGGCAATGTGACCATAACCAGACTCACGTAGTGATTTCATAGCATTGACTTTTGTTTCAAATCGTGTTGCGTAGTATTCGCTATTTAAGGTTGTTTTGTTCCCTTCGTTGTCAGTGTGAACGATACGCATCACATGAAACGGGCTAACATCTTCCCCCTTGTTCCATTGCTCAAAGTATTTTAAGCACTGCATAGGACTCATTTTGTCGCTTACTTGTGTAGACCATGATGAATTTTCTTTATCGGTAATTACGATTACATGTGCCATTTTTCAGATTCTCCAGTTTAGGAAGTGGGCTTGATTGGTACTATAGCTTTACTTAAAACGGTTTGCAATAGCTTTTTTCTTTGAGTGTAATTTTTCGGCCTTTTTCATGGTTTTAACAAGTAACATCATGATAAACGAGAAAATCATCTCTGAAAATACTGGATTGTTAAAAACCGTTTCAACTGCATTTGACATTGTGAAAACTCCAGTTTAGGAAAGCTCTTTATCTGGGGCTTATGGTATCAAGCTTTTAAGCCCCTTGTAAAGTACTTTATTTGTAAATCTCTAAAAATTCATCTTCGTTAACATTTTCATAGTATTCTGCGTTTTCATCTTCACCTTGTAAGACGTAGCAACCCATTTTAGACGATTTCGGGTAGTCCTGTCTAGCAATATTGCAAGCCTCTACCGCATTTTGCTTAGTACCTTCAAAGGATTCTAAAGCCCCATAATGGCAATTATCAGCCCCAGAGCAAACGGCAAGCATAAGATAGATAGTCGTTAACATGATTTAAACCCCTTGTAAGCCCCTATGCGGGGCTTTTGAATGTTGTTAGTGTGATTGTATGGTTTACGCTAAAACGTCGCTTACAGTGCTTTCTGTTAAGCTTTCTTGCATTGTGTCTAGCATGTTGCAATAGATGGTTACGCCGTCATAAGCATTTTGGATGAATGTTGCAACTTCTCTAAGTTTTTCATCAATATAACCTAAATTTGGATTCATTAAGTTAGGCACAAAAAACGGCGCATACATAGCATTAAATTCTGTGATGTATATCTTTTTAATCCAATCTTTCTCAAAGTATTCTGTAAAGCTTGCGATATCACTCATATTTTCACAAGACCAATCATCATTTAATTCATCTTCTGGAATGTCAAGTTCTAAAATCACGATATTTTGTGTTTTCATCTGGATAGCTGCTGTAATTGTAGCACTATCAAGCGCATTTCGTAAACCTTCGGTTGTGATTTCATCGTCATCTAATGAGTCATAATCATAGATTTTATTTGCAGGGTAAACGTAAAAACATCCATCCATATCAGAGCAATTCCAAGCTCCTGAAGGTTTATCACCGCCATTCATCAGGTTTACAAAGTTTTCTTGAGTAGTACCGTGAAAGCATTTCATTTTTGAATCTCCAGTTTAGGATTGATTTGGTAAATCTCTTTATCTGGGGCTTATACTATCGAACTATAAACCCCATGTAAAGCAATTTATTTAGTTTTCTTTGAGAAAATTAGTTTAACTGCAACCGTTGGAAGCTCTTCAATACTTGTAAAAAGCGTTACCTTTTGAGTAACAACCTTGTAACCATTCTTTGCAGCGTATGCCGTAAAACGGTTAACCGTGTAACTGTAAGTCTTTGCCGTGTTATCTGGCATATGGTATAAATAAGGCTTGCCTAAATTTTGTGGTTGTGTTAACAGTCGGCAAGTATCGGGAACGTTTAAGTAATTCAGCATTTTCAGATTCTCCAGTTTAGGAAGTGGGCTTGCTTGCCCGTCTGATTAGTAATTTAAGCTATTTAAAAATCAGTGTCAATAGATTTTTTAAAGTTCTGCGTAAATTGCATCGCAGATACCACGGAAATCATAGCTTGTCAAGTTACGTTGTAACCATGTTGCGAAAAAATCAGCAATTGCAAAATTTGCGTCATATTCAACAGATAGCCACACTTTAACAGCAAATCGAAACATTTTCAAATCAAGTTCTTTATTCATTACTTTTGATTTGCCTAACATGTCAATCATTTCATATTGTGCGCCGTCAAGTGTAACACCTGATGCAACATTTGCAAGTGAATTTTTTACGCTTTCAACGTCCAAGATTGCACCTTGAATTTTACCAATGATGTTATGAAGTGTTTCATCAGGTGCTGCTGATGTAATTACATTGATGCGGTTAACGGTCAAACGTGCTTTCAGGATTGCAGTGTCACGATTATTAATAGCCATTTTTGAATCTCCAGTTTAGGTTAGTGATAAAATCTCTTTATCTGGGGTTTATACTAGCAACTTATAAACCCCCTGTAAAGCAATTTATTTAGACTAAATGCAGCTTTTTACCGTTAACAATGATGTAACTTACACCACTATTGCTGTAAACATCTTGATAGATTCTGCGTAACTTGCCTAAATAACGTACTTTCCAAGATGTAGGAATCTTTTTCCCGTATCCGGTGGATGTTTTCTGTAAACCTGCTAATTGCCAATCTAAAATGTGCTGTTCTGCTGTTAACTCTTCAAAGTTTAATACGCCGTCTACATAGTGCTTTAAAGTGACGTTTAAAGTGTGACCGTTATTTGTGGTATACATTTTTGAATCTCCAGTTTAGGAAGTGGGCTTGCTTGCCCGTCTGATAAGTAATTTACTTGTTTTCGTTACCAGTTGCAAGCCCTTTTTAGAAATTTATTTCCGTTTGCTTATTTCGTGAACAATAACAGCGTGATAATCTTTCAAGTCACTGATGTTTAAAGCATTTAGTAAAGCGTTATAATCATCAACCAACTGAAAATCACCGCTTAAAATGTCGCTAACCTGATATGTGTTAGCCTTGAATCTGAAGCCCATCTCTAAATGCTTCAATTGTTCCACGTTTAAACGCTCTAGAAACGCCGTCACAAGGTTATTATTGATTTGCCTTGTGATTGCATCACTTGCCACCTGATGCGCTTTATAGGCTTTATACAGTGCTAAAATAGCAATGAATAAGGCAACTCCAGAAATTAGCATGATGATTTCCCTTTGTGAAATAGTTTACCAGTGTGACTAATCTCAAAAGAATCTAGCATATCTTTTGTTGATTTAACAGAACTTTTATTTGCATTATCATAGATATCAACCTGAAGCAATGGCTTTTTGTATTCTTTACAAAAGTTCCAAATACAGATAACAACTTCTTTACCATTGATTTTCCCGTGATACCATTCTGTGACTTCATGAGTGCGGCGCATAGATTCTACAAATTTGATATCTTGTAAAAGCTTGCTCAATTTGGAACGTACATTTGCAGCGATAAACATTTTGAATCTCCAGTTTAGGATTGATTTAGTAAATCTCTTTATCTGGGGCTATCTTATCAGCCTGATAACCCCATGTAAAGCAATTTATTTAGATGTCAAAGATATTCATCATTGAATCTTTTAAGGCTTCTAAGCGTTCCATAACTTCAGATTCTGCGTCTGAATTGCTTACTTCCTCTTTTAGTCTATCCTCTAAATCGTCGCCGTCACTATAGCACCAATCAAAAGCATAGCCAAGATAAAAACTATCTAAAACCGTGTTACCATTTGCATCTACAACTTTTGCAGATAGGCTATATTCTGAAGCCTCTAAATCCCTTTCCAGTTCTTTCTGTAAGCTGATGTAAGCCTCTTGTGATGGATTTTCCCGGCCTTGTTTTGCATAGTCACTAGAAAGCTGTTTAAGGCTATAACGTAAAGGAATTGCATATTTAAATTCATTACGTTGATAGTTAGGATTTTTAATAGTTACCCCGCCTTGATGTTTGTCTGTAAATTCCCAATCGCTGATGCTATGGCTTGCTTCATAGCAGTTAACAGCTTCATAAATGATAGAGAATTTTTCTTTTACAACTTCAAAGGTGGCGTCTACAGTTTTCATTTTGAATCTCCAGTTTAGGATTGATTTAGTAAAGCTCTTTATCTGGGGCTATACTAGCAAACTTTATAACCCCATGTAAAGCACTTTTTAGATTAAATTTGCAGTTAATGCCAAGTGCATTTTATAGCCTTGTTTAGTGTAAACATTGGTTTTACCAATAGCTTTTACACCTTTGAAAAGATTGTAAGAGCTACGTTTTAAGGTTAATTGCTTGTCACACTTTACGCCCCATCTTACAGCAGAATCTTTCCCATTGTCAACAACTTTCCCATCTAAATCTTTTGCCAGTAAACGAGCGTTATCGCGAGTTTTTGCATTCACTACTACGTTTTTGATGATAGCCATTTTTGAATCTCCAGTTTAGGGTAGTGATAAAATCTCTTTATCTGGGGCTATACTAGCAAACTTTATAACCCCATGTAAAGCACTTTATCAGTTAATTTTAAAGATAGTTACATAACCATCACTACCAATCATCTGGGAAACTCCAGCTTTCTCGACATTGTAACCCATTTTATCAAGATGGTAAACCGCATCTTCATAACCATATGCCGCGCCTTGATAACGTCTCTTCTCACATTTTATCAAGGTTTTACCACGTCCAGCAAGTGCATTAATGATAGCCTTATCACCTGATAAACTACCATCTAACATGGTTGCGCGGTAATGATTTATTTTGTTACCATTCACATCATACTTAAAATTGTATGCGTGAACAACAATTATTTTGCCTTGAAATTTTTCATCAAGTGTTTTCTCCAGTACATCACGAAAGTTTTCTTTGCTGATGAATTTAGGCGCACGATATTTCATTTTTTGAATCTCCAGTTTAGGATTGATTGTAAAGCTCTTTATCTGGGGCTTATGGTATCGAACTATAAACCCCTTGTAAAGTACTTTATGCAATAATTTTTATAACTTCTTTTAGTGTGATGTTTTCGCCATTTGTCAAGGCTAAACATTTATTGCCAGTGCATGACAAGTAACTAAACGAGACTTTACCAGTTTTAGAAAATCCGTCAAGCCCTTTGTAAGTAATGATAGAGTTTTCTTTTATCATTTGTCAAGCCCTTAAACGTCATAATAATAAATTGCAGTATGTCTAATATGCTTTCTTGTGTGAGTTGTCAAGTAACAATCTGAATTAATTGACGTGTTTACATATGTATCATAATCTTTTTCTGATATACGTTGCCACACATCACAAATTAGCATATAAAAACGACGATGTTTTGTTTCAGTGTTATCTACAATCATTAACTCACGTTGATATAACATTTTTGAATCTCCAGTTTAGGAAGTGGGCTTGTTTGCCCGTCTGATGCAGATACTAAATAACTTTGTTTTGCAGGTCAAGCAAATTTTTAAAAATATTTTCAGGGATTGCCAGAGAGGAACGGGCACACGACTACCACAAAACATAGCACAAATCAAGAATTATTTTTCAGTTCTCTACAGATTTTTCTCTTGACTTTTGGGGAGAGGGGGAGTAAGAGGGGGAGAGGGGCAGGGCTGGTACTATCTATCTACCTGCACAATTCTAAAATGATTTTTCTTGCCCGACACTCGCCGGGACTGCACGTTTTGAAAATGAAAAAGCTCTTTGGAGTCCACCTGCACAAATTGAAAATGAATTTTCCCTTTGGAGTTCAAAATTTTCTCTACAGATTTCTGTCCAGACTTTTACCTGCACAATTTTAAAATGAAAAAGCCCTCCTTACCTGAAAAATTTACCAGATAAGAAAGGCTTAGTCTATTGTGAATATGCTACAGAGTTTCTTAGTTCTTTGCAGCTAAGAACTTGATATTAGAAATGTCTACAATTGCTTCAGCATCTTTCTCATTTGCTGCAAGAATGTACACATCAGGCTCACTTCCAAATGTCACTGCACGTTGCATACTTCCTTTCAACGGCGGGGTAACTTGAGCGTTACTTAGAGACATTCGCTCAACCGGAGGGTTACTCCGATGTACCTTGTTCTTACGATGCCTGAAGAGGGTAACTCCGTCTTCGTTGACAACGGCTACACCTGCAAAGTATTGTGGTTCACTGTGATTACCCCATGTTGACAGAGTATTAAACATTGCCTCTTCAAACACGTAAAGATAAACATCAACATCTTTCAAGATGTGATTCATAATCACCACAATAGCTTTCGGGTCAAGTCCACCAATCCCTGCACCAATCATTGGAAGACCAACTTTCTTCAATTGATTTACTTTGCAGTACTGGTTAAGGCTCAACAGAGCACTCTCAAGAGCATCGTAGCGAGCATCTTTACCAGTCTTCAACTGAGTGTACAGGTTAGCAATACGACCTTGTTTAAGACGTGCTACAGAGAGTTTACCAAGCAGTTTCTGACAAGGTTTATGCTCTCTTCCTCCTGCTACACGGTAGACTTCAGCATCAGTTTCATAGGCTTTTGGATAACCCTTAGAAATCTTGTCAGCGATACCTGCACCCATCAGATTCATACAGTTGCAACCGTGACCGATGATATCAAACTTACCTTTTTCAAAGTCTGTGAAGATATCCCCTTTGATGACTTTTACAATACCCATCTTACCATTTCTCCCATGATTCTTTATCTTTAGAAGGCTTCACACGCTGTCCTTCATGGTCTACCCAGATTCCACCACAACCTTCACAGAGTGTTGGCATAGCGTAACCAGCTTTGAACTCTTCTTCAGAGATAAGACCTTTTAAGTCCCCTGTGTCACGTCCAAACAGTTCGATGGAACAGTCTTTGCAGAAATCAGCCATTTTCTTTACCTTTTTCAAAGAGAACTTTCTCTGTCAACTCGTACAAGTCTACATGCTCTATGCCAGCAATGTCAATACCAAGTTTAGTATAACGCTCTTTGATATCTTTCTCATTCATCCAGATAAGACACCAATGATTCCTGACAGACTCTTCGAGTTTATCTACACAATCATGAAAGGTTGGTGTGTCGCCTCTTGTACCAACCATTGCCACAATACCATAAAGGAACTCACCATTACCATATGTGACTTGTGCTACGCCAATATCTTTTTCACTATCTTGGATGACAGCTACGAAGGTTTTACCGTTCAATTCCATCAGAGACTACCTCTTCAATTTGTTGTAGAATTGCTTCTGAAGTTTCTTCCCACATCGTCATACTGTCAATATCACCACAACAGCTTTCTCCAGCAACGTTGTAACGTGCTTGACCGTATTCTTTGATGAGTTCAATCAACTTCTCTTTGCTTGACATGCTACTTCCTCGTTTTGAGAACTGCCATAATTTCTTTGGTATCTTCTAAGAACCATGTGTAGTGATTCTCTTTGATTTCTGGATGAGTGTCAATCTTTAATTTGCAATCTCTTCCAGTATCTTTCAACTGTGTTGTGATACCCTTCATAAAGATATGACACATCACATCATCCATAACCATTGGCATGAAGTCAATGCGCATATAAGTATCTTTTGGTCTTGGAAGAAGTAAATAACCTTCTGTGTAGAACAGTTCTGTCTCTTGACTCATTGCTGCTTATTCCCTAACAAAATCATATCAATTAAATTATTGGCTTTCATCGTACATTGATAGTACCCATCACGATAAAATTCAAGGGCTTGTGACAGGTCTGTGCCTGTATTGCCCTTGACAACATAGCGTGATTCTTCTTGAGTGTACTTATCACTTTCACTTACTTGGGAGTTTTTGAACGTAGAGTTCACTTTGTTCATTGAACACCCTGACATAAGTATCAGTAGCACAAATGTTATAAAACTCTGGCTTAGTCTTCTCATATGTCAATACCTCTTTTGTGTGTTTGTTTTTAGCAAGCACATCTTTCAAATCATTTTTATAATTGGAGCTAAGATTTGCTAAACCTTCTTGGTAAGCATCCTTAGCAACGCTTATAAGCTTCTGATTAGTCAATTCTGTCTGAGTGACTTGGTAATCCTTATAAGAATAACCGCCCCAAACACCTACACCAATCAGAAAAACAACTATGAAAGCGGCTTGACAGAACTCTTTAAATGTCATTTTTAGTATCCTCTACACTGCTGGATAAACAAATTCAGCTTGTGGATAAAGTAATTCAGCTTGCTCAACTAACTCTTGCAAAGCCTCTACCTCACAAGTAGTTTTAGATGCCATTGGGAGGGTAATTTCAACACCCTTTATGACGACTGTTATCAAATATGTTTTGTACATATACAATCTCCTAAAACGAAAAAGGCTCCCGAAGGAGCCTGTATCATAACCTTAACCGAGGACTTTAGCAAGGACATTTGCAGCCATCGTTGAAGCTTTTGCAGCAGCAGCTACGCCAGCCTTGATAGTGCTATCCTTAATGGCAGATACCGTTGCAGCATCAGTAAAGAGATACGTGGTAGTTTGTGAACCACTTGTAAAGGAAAGCATAAGAGCAGTTTCCAGATTGAAAGAACGGTACGGAGCACCGGACTGTACAATTCCTTTAGCACCCAACTCTGAAGCCATACCCATATCATAGATGGTCATCAGGTTTTCTTTATGTGCTGTAGTAGAACCGACACCTTTAACGTGTTTTGACACGTTCAGCAAAGCACGATATTCACGGATATCACCATCCACTTTTACGTTGACAGCACGAAAGATTTTGCCATCAAAGTTGCTTTTAATGATATCACGAACAACCTGTGATTTGTTTGCTGATGCGTCGATAGCTACTGTAATAATGTTTTGCATGATTTCTCTCTCTTAGTGTTTGATAAGCATTGTGTTAATGTCTGGAAGGATTCGTTTAACCTTCTCAACATTCTTTACTGTATCTTCTATAAAGCATACTACATCATAGTACGGAAGAATGCAAGACTGAATCATACGAACTTTCAAACTTTCTGCACTGATTCTGTTTGAACCAAAACCACGCATAAAGAGCATGTAGTCAGTTACAATGTGTTTATCAATAAACAAATGAGTTGGTACACGTTGAGACTCACCACGAGCAGTTAAAACACCGATTGCAGCACTCTTGTGAATGCCTGAAATGATGTTAAAGATGTACGTAGGTTGTGCATCAACTGACTCAATCAAGTTTGTATACTGTGACAGAGTTCCATCTTCCAGATACGTTGAGTTTGTTGGCTTATCAAACTTAGTGAGAACGCCATCAATATCTGTTAAAACCATTGGCTTCTTCATATCAAGGTCTTTTGCAACCAAGATTAAGCTGTCACGCTTAACTGATACTGACTTACCTGTTTGAAGGTCTGTACAGAGAACTGTTTCAGCAGATGAATGAAAATCTTTGAAGTCACATTCAACAGCCCTTGCAGTATCTGCAAAGTCTTCTTTCATAAGGTCTGTCCAGCTTGCAGCACTGATATCTATAGCCAGAGGATTGATATCGTAAGCGTGACAAAATACCTTATCCAATTGTTTTAATTCGCTCATGTTTAACCTTTTTGATGTTTGTTGCAAACTCACATTGAGCAAGCACCTTCATGTTATTGTACACATCTTGAGAGTATTGTCTAGCTTTTGGAATGCGGTATGAGTACCCTGCATTATATGAAGCTAAGACACGCTGTAAAGAGTATTTCCCATTAGGATTACCATGAACCTTAGTCCAGAACTGAAGCTCTTTGTGTGTCTCCTTTGCAGCATAATTGAAGTCTCTGATAAGTTTCTTCTTAGCTACGCTTGGGCTAACTTTGTTACGCTTTACAACAGTCTTCAAGTGATTCTGGAACAATCCATAATCGTGAGTCTTTTTATTTTCAAGACGAAGACCTAACTCTGACTCTTGTAAGGCTATAGCGGCTAAGGTTAATCCCCAACCTTTACCCATCTCTTTCTCACCGTAGTGATAAGCTTTAAGCATGTTTGTTTTCTGACTGATGGATAATTCTGGACAGTCTGAAGCGACTGCCAAATGTGCTGTTAAGAATAAGCACAAACCTAAAATGAACTTCTTCATTGGTTCTCCTGTTTAGTTCAACATGCAAGCAATTATACACTACTCTGCACAAAACACAAATAAAAAAGGCTGCCGAAGCAGCCCTTTAAGAATTTACTTATTAGATTTCACGTTTACGCTGAGAAATCAGTTCACCAGCAGTGCCTACAACAACATGCAGTGCTTCAGATTTGCCATCCCACTCTTTGACAACCTGACGCTGACCATTCACAATTGCTGCAACTTCATAACGGGAAGCTCGCATTTTCATATCTTGGTAGTCAGTTGGTACAGATACAACGTCTCGTGGATGTACACGAACTTTCAGGATAGTGTCACCAGAGAAGCTACGGACATAATCCCAAGCACCAACATGCAGACCTTGAGAGCAAGTTACTGTACGGTCATTATCAACCATCCAGCGTGGCATCTCTACAACGTTACCCAAATCATTAGGAACTTTGCAGGTACGGGAGTCAAACAGCTTACCACCACGAGTTGTAACTTTCTTCCAACCGATGATATAACCTTCTTCATCAATCTCAACGTCAAGGTGGGATACAAATCCCCAAAGTTGTTCTACAGAATCTTTGGATGGGTTTTCCATCAGTTTTTCGAAGAATGCTACCAGACGTTTAAAGCCATCGTCGCCAGCTTTCATCATATCCAGAATACGGTCTACCAGAGTGGAACGCATTTGAACAGCACCGTAGTACAGGTTATCGCCTTTGATGGTGATTGCACCCTGAGTGAAGTTCTCAATAGACTTACGAATGTTCATCAGTTCGAAAGCTTTCTTGTACTCACCACCTACAACAGCCATCACGATTTCTTTATAGTTCGGATGGGTAGACTCAACGATTTCAGAATCTGCACCGAAAGTCATGATAACAGAATCACCAGTAATCATGTACTCAATCTGGTTACCATTCTGCATTGCTTCGTGCAGTTGGTTAACAGGTTCTTTCTTCACTGCCTCTTTAACAGCCTTGGCAACTGGCTTAGTAGACGTCTTCTTAGCAGACTTTGCAATCTGTTTCAGAGTCTGTTTAGCTGGCTTGGAAGTTGCTTTCTTAGCACCTTTCAGTGTTGCTTCGTGACGTTCTACAGCACGACCAACGGAACGAGTAGAAGTGTTATACTTCATTGCAATGGCAGTTTTGGTCAGTTTACCTTCCTGAACCAGTGCATAGATTTCTGCGTCGATTTGTGCTTTAGTTTTAGTAGTCATCTTATTACTCTCTCTTGTTAGTTAATATTACTTAGTGGTTCGTATTCTAAGGGGCTTTGCAGCCCCTGTCAAACTATTTTTAATCAAAAGCCTGAGTTCCTTCAGGGATGCACTTAACATCAAATCCTAAGAACTGACCAACTTCAACAGGACTTACTTTATTCCAGTCTAAGTTAGAAAGCAAGAAGTTTTCTGCTTTACGTGCTGTGAAGTACACACTCAGTTTCTGCTTAATACGTTCTCTTGCATTGTAGATTGCAGAGTGTACCTTACTCTTGGCTCTTGTCAAGCGTTGTAAGTCATGCAGAACACTTGTAACGTCCTTATAAGCAATTGGTGAAGCGACATAAGCCAGCTTACCAAACATTGCTTCTACAGCCTCTTCGTTCCCTTCCAAGAAGATACGTTTGCTGTAGTCAGCACTGTAGACATAACCTCTTGAGCACTTCTTATCACCAAACTGGAACGTTCTGGCAATAACACCTTTATCAGTGATATCACAGTTTGAACTACACCATTCACGAGTTACAAAACGGTTAAACTCAATCCAGTGAATGTCAGTGATAGAATCTTTGAAGACTTGCTGATTTACTTCTAACCAGTCTTCAGGAATTTTCTTCCAGTTTGCTTTACGGAACACATAAACTGACTGTCCAGTTAAACGTGCAGATACCTTAGCAGCCGCCTCTGGAGAACAGTTAAATATACCACCAAGAACCTCATCACTTTGAGCCTTGATATAATACTGAGGTTCTTCAATATCATCAAAGTTTTCTTTCACTTCTCCATAGGACACTCCATGCTCATGTACAGAAGCTTTGTAGAGTTTTACAACACCACGAGTCACGGTACGCTTCACATAGTGATGCTCTTTGTCAGACATTTTAACAATCGTCAACAGACTCTTATCAAGCATGTGAAGACTGATAAAATCATCTAACTCTTTCTCATCAGAGAAGACGTATACAATACCATTATAGCGACGGAAGTTTGGTTCTTCATTTTCACGGTCACGGCAAGCACCACGAATAATCTGATTACGTCCTACAGTCTTTTCAGTACCATTTTTGTTTCGACGGTCATTGATAAGGAACAAATAGTTAGACATTTTGTTCTTACTCATTGCACCGAAGATACTGAAGTTTGCACCCTCCTGAGTGTACAACGCTGAAGTAGCACGAATTTTGTTCTCAAGCTGGCTGTACTTAAAGTATGCAACAGGTTCATAAAGATTGCCAATCACTGGAATATGATTACCACTCTTATCAACAACCAAAGCTCCTGAATCATCAGTCGCAAACTTTGGAGTACCATCTTGATTACTTAATTGTCCTTGACGAATCTTTAAAAGTTTCTGCTCAAGGTTACTTAAGTTCTGACCATTCCACTCAAGACGGGTAAACACATGCTGGAAGATTTCACGAGAGTTAGCTCGCAAGTCTGCATAAGCCTGTGCTGCATCTACCAGAGTTGGTTCGTCAGCAATACGTTTTACCACATCTTCTACAATTGTTGCAGTAATCTTTTTAACTGCATCTGTAATTGCTTTCTTGGTGGTCTCATTCATCTGCAATGCTTCACGAGATGCAGCGATAGCTACTGAACCAATCGGCATGTAGATGTTAACAAGGTCTACAGCGTTACGGAAGAATGTAGGAAGAACATTGGTGAACTCTGCACCAAGCAAGTCTCCTAAGTCAACAGGATAAGCAATGTTACCCATGACAACGTTGAAATTTGTCTGGTTATTGCTTGAACGCCAGTTCTCTTTATACTTCATCGCATCGTAAACACCATCTTCACGGACAATGGTAGTCATCTCGCTAAGAATATCACGGTATTCTACGTTGCATTCTGGTTTCAATTTGAAGTAAGAGAATACATTGCTCGCTTCTTCATGGAACTTCTGAATACGGTGGTCAGCTACTGCAACACGAACTGCTAAACCATTTGGTTCGGTAGTCGGGTTGGTCGTCAGTTTAGTAACTTGAGGAATACCATTCTCAAGATATACAGAGTACTTGTTAACCACACCATCTACGTAACTGGACACGGTGAATGACTGTGCGATTGCAAAAGGTGACTTTGAACCGATACCCATAGCACCGATGTAGTCATTCGAGTCATTCTTAGTAGAAGCTCCATAGTTCAGGTACAAAGACATGACCTTCTCGTGAGTCAGACCAGTACCAAAGTCACGGACTTCAAAGTATGGGTCAAAACGAGTTGGCAAATGTACACGGAACGGCACATTCTCTTTTCCAGCTTCTTTGTGGGTGTCTACAGCATTACATGACAACTCACGGATTACCGCACGTTCTTTAAAAGTGTAAACACCTGAACTTAACAGGCTGAACATTTCAGGAGTCATCGTGATAGACGCCTGAGAAGTTTCTAATGAAGATGAACTCTTAATCACCTCTGCGTGGTCATTTACCATGCGCATAATAACTTTCCTCTTGGTTTGTTTGATGCAGGGACTTTAAAGAACTCTGCACCGATTGTCAACTGTTTCCGTTATGTTTCTTTCCAGTTCCACCACAATAAGGACAACACCCATAACCTACCAGACCTGTACCATCACAATCTTCACACTCTTCTGTACCGAAGAAGTGTTTAGCCAGAAGGTATCCAATTACAATCAGGCCACCAAATGACATGATTAATTCTAACCAATAACCTTGCATAACTTTTCTCCAACATGTTTGTACAGAATGAAACTACGGTCATGAACAATACTTGAGGCAACTGCAAAGTTCTCTTCTAGTATTGTTTTGTTCGGATTATAGAATCCGTCTAAGAATTGGTCAAGTGCTAATTGGTGATTTTGTGGAAGACCTTTAACGTAAATCTTCATAGTCAGCGTGGCAACCACTTCACCTTGAAGTTCATCTCTTGCTGCTACCAAGATTTGATTAATGAACTTGTGACCATCTTCAGGGCGTTTGATATCATCCCAATTTTCTTCTAAGACCATATTAATATTCATCTGTTTGATTTTCATAGCATTCTCCAGAAATTAAAAAGGCTCCCGTAGGAGCCTCTTATAATACTTATTTAAAGCTGTCTGTCAATAACATTTCGTACATCACGAAGATTAACGTAGCCATATGGCTGAGAGTCACAGAATACCAACTTCAGAGCACACTGAGGGTTATCTAGTACGCTTTCAAATTCTGCAAAACCAAAACCATCTACAGCTTCCAGCTTATCACCATCCCACATAGGGACTACACCGCCAAAAGCAGACTTCTTCAGACCACTATCAGTTTTAGGGTCTTTTGCCAGCATGATTTCTTCCCCATCTATCTGTGCAAGAGTTGCTTTGACAGCGAATGCAAAGGTATCACGAGTCAGGTACTGGTAAGTGTATGAACCAACACCAAAAACAACGTTAGAACTTGCAAAGCCCTTTTCAGCAAGACGACTAAGAATCTCTTCAGCACGTTCCAGAGTGATAGAATCACCGTAGATTAAGCCAATGTGCTCATCAAGAACTTTGTAGCCTTTAGCGTTTACAGTTCCACCAAAGATATTGTATAGAGTCTTGATAGCACCATCAATTTCTGCTGTCAGCATACGTTTAACAACAACTTTACCAGTCTTGTAAGTTTCTTTCAGATTAACTGTATCAGCAACGTTAAAGTCTTCTGCATCAACAACTAACTCATAACCTTCAGAGATTAACCAAGCAGAGAAACCATAACCCATATCTGACATGCTACAATTCAAGATTGCATCAAGCAGATAAGTGTTGTTAGGGGAAATGGTTGACATATGTTTGTAATACATACTTTTAGCATTTTCCCACTCAATTGCACGATAGCCAGTAACAATGTGTACAGGGTCACCAGAGTCTGGACGGATTACCAGTTTTCCATCTCGTTTCAGGATTACTTCACGAAGTTCTGGGAGAACCTCTGTAACTGTGCGCCAGAAGTTGTAAGTATCAGAAACAACACTTGCAATACCAGTTGGATAAACATCTACCAAAAGATGTTCAAAGGTTTTAACCTCACCACGCCAACGTTTAGCATCCAGTAAGCTATCAGACTGCATAATATACTGTGAGTGAATATCATCTTCTGACAGGTCTTTCATATTCCATGCAATGTTTGCACACATCACAGAGTGTTCAGTTGCTGGAACAGAGTTACCAATATCACTTACAGTCATGAACTGTCCATATGCACGTTTAGCAGTATACACAGCAGGGAAGCTATCAGTACCTTTGAAGCTGGTAAGATGGCCTACAGCATTGAAGGCATCGTCTGTGAAACCAGACATACCACGCATTGCAAAGTCGTGACACTGCCAAGGCAGATGGAAGTCATTGTCACAAGTCTTGTCAGCCCAACCTTTACAGATACGTTTGTAATGTAATGCAATAGTTGCAATGGTACAAGCTTTCCAGATTTCAGCAGAGAAAGCATCTTCCAGATAACCAGCTACCCAATGGAAACCTTCAACGGTATTTTTGAAGATAATCATTGGAACACGCATAGGGACAATTGTACCTTCTTCAACAGAGTATACTGCCACTGGCAGATAACCTAAGTCGTGAAGTTCTTCCCAATGTTGGCGACCAATGGCATCTGCACCAAGTACACCATTCATGATTTCTAAGATTTCATCAACGGCTTCTTTCTTATCACGTTCAAAGAACGTTGCATTCCAGTGGTCTACCAGATAATCTTTCACAAAACGTTGGATACCAAAAGCAACTACACCATCAGTCTCCAAAGGAGTGTTGAACCACTTATCACCACGAGGTGTAAGGTTCAGCATCAGATACTGAGTTGCACTTGGATACTGGTAGATGTGACCAGCTTTGTAAGCATCTGCATTAAGACCTGCTGGAACTGCATAGATTGATTTAGACATGTTTTTAATCTCTCTCAAAGTGGGGCTTTTCAGCCCCTGATTAATTTTAGTAAATGTTTGCTACAGTTACTTGACCGAAATGAGTAAGACCACGGTCTTTCGAACTGCCTAAAGAGTCTGTAGTGTAGATGTGTGAAATCCCATTGTCAAGCAGGTTTTCAACACCTTTTGAGAAAATACCGTGTGTTACATACAGTTCAACTTTAGCTGCTCCAGCTTCACGAAGATACTTGGCTGCTTCAATGAATGTACGACCACCATCACAGATATCATCAATAATGAGAACAGTTTTACCAGTCAGGTCTACATCGTCAAGCAGACGCATACCTGTAATCTCACCAGTCTTCAGGTCTCGAACCTTAGCCATTGTTACGTAAGGTTTATCAACCTCTTTAGCCGTCTCTGCAATCTTCTTAGCTGCTCCTGCGTCTGGTGCTACCAAGAAATCAATAGTTGGCTCACTTGCATAGTGTGCTGCAACCTCTTTTTGAGGGATGTTCTGAAAGCATTTGAACAAGTTATCTGCAACATCACTATGAGCATCCAGAGCACATACTGCATCAAAATCCATTGCATTGACAAGATTTGCAAACACCTTCAGTGCTGCTGCATCACCTTTAAACATGTGACGGTCATAACGAGCATTTGGCAGATAAGCAAAAATGACAGTCTTCATCGTTGCTTTCTGAGGAATTAGTTTATCAATAGCTTCTTTTGCCAGAGCTAAAGCAAACAGAGTATCTTTGTTGTAACCCTGTACAGTGAAGATGACGTTCTCAATCTGGGAAGCATTCTTTTCAGCATAGGTCACTAGTTCTTCGGAGAAGTTTCCACCGATTTCTCCAGACGGGAACTGGATAATGTTGAACTCTTCTTGGTGAGCACCTTTCTTCTGTGAGTGCAACAGTACGGTAATAATAGTTTTCATCTTTAATCTCTCTCAATCAAAAGTTACGAAGGTTACAGCCATAGCTGTTTTACATTTTTGTGGATTCACAATGTGATAGATAACCGAACAGTTGCCTGTGCCATCCGGTACTGGTTTTGTCCAAGTGCGTTCAACATTTGGTTCACCAAGTTCTTTGTAGAATCCATTTGTGTGATGGTCAATCATCTCAAGTGCTAATGAGTCTGGTACATGACCACGAATCATATACATCTCACAACCATTGCCAGCCTCACTTACAAGGTCTTTTATTTCCCAATCTGCTCTAGCCATGATAAGTCGCCTTATAAACAGTCTCGAATTTCAACAGGAGAGATATTGCCAGAACTACATATTCCCTGTCAAGCATTGGTGGCATATTATTTCTTAGATACTCTTTTTGTTCTTCATAAGTCATCTTTGGAGTATCTAAAACCCTCTCACCTTGCTTCTGGTTATCAATCTTAGTCTGGATAAACCAGTTTGCACAGTGATGCTCACCACCTTTTGTAACGGGCTTGTGGTGGCCTAATGTAAAGGCTTGCTTGCCAGAATAACGACAAAGCTTGTTAAGAGTTGCAATAGTGTTCTTGACAACACAGTACTCATAGAGGTTGTCAATTGTATAGTGAGGGTAGTATGCAAAGAGGGAACTGTCACGGAACTTCCCACGATTCCAGAGAACCATGTGATTAGAATTGGAAGGGTCATACTGATGGGAATCAATAAACTCTTGACGTTCATCAAAGTCAAGTCTTAGAACAGACATTGCAGCAGCACGTTTCAAGTTAGATAAGTACATTTTCTCTCCAAAATAAAAAGGGAACCTTTTACAGTTCCCTAATCATAACTTATTACTGAAGCTCTTTCAAGACTCTCATAAAGTCTTCTTGGCTTACATCTGTCTTAAGTGATTCAGATGGCTTGACAAGGTTGTTTGTACACACAATCTTCTTGTGCTTTTTGTCATAAGTCAACTTCAGTTGATGCAATTCTTTATCAGATTCACTCTGTGAATTATACATCTCAACAGCCTTTTTGAATGGTGTATACTCACCACCAAAAGCTAAAAAGCCTGTACCACAATAGTGTGCATTGTGTTTGTCATACATGAACTGGCAAAGCATTAAAATCTGAAGCTTACGAGTGTTATAAATCTTGCTCATGACAATTTTCCTTATTTGTTACGTGCTTTCTTAGCTGCACGTTTAATAGCTGCTGCACCAGTCTGACGGTGGGCTTGTTTTTTACCACCTTTTCCACGTCCAACGTGGATGTAAGGCTGCTGTTCAATTTGGCTTGCAAGAACCTGTGCAACTGCTGAAGCATCTACACCAACTTGCTTACCCGTCATAGAGACGATTGCTGCTGCTTTTGCCAGTGCCGCTAAGAAACCAGCTTTCATATTGCTAAAAATTCCCATTTTAATCTCTCTCTCTTTTAAAGTTTGATGCAGAACCGTGTAAGTTCTTCTTCTGTAATCCCGACAACAGAACCACCTACAACAAGGTTTGTGATGTAGAAATTGGAGTTGTGGCCTTTGAATTTTACTTTAAAGGTTCCAGCTTTTTCAATCTCTGCCAGAGCACTCTGACCTGTACTACCAAACAGTGACTGAGTATAATCTTTCCAGTCTTCCAGTTTGTCTTGATTCACTTTATATTGACCAAGCACAGACATGTTGCAACCAATTACTGGAATCTCTCCTTTTTGGAAACCTTTACTCAGCTCTCCATTGACAATCACCTTGCCACCCATATTCTTTTCTCCAAAGGTTTTGGTTATCAGAACCACGATACGGTTTGTTCGTTGGTTTAGAAGCATCATACTTACCATCAATCACCACGTCAACATATTTCATCACTTCATGGTGAATTTTTTGATGAAGTTGGAAACCTGTCCAAAGCCAGATAGATTTCTCTGGATAATGCTCTTTAACAGTCTTGCAGATATACGCTACAGTGTCAATGTTTCGTTCTTCTAAAGGTTCGCCACCTAACACTGACAAACCTTCTATACCATCATCTTTCAACATAGCTAAGATATCAGCCATATCAAAACCAGTAAACTCTTTACCTGCATTGAATTTCCAAGATTCTTTGTTGAAACAACCTTCACAGTGATGCTTGCAACCAGCTACAAAGATACTTACACGAGCACCTTCACCATTAGCTGTATCGAACTCTCGAATTTCCATAAAATTCATTCTACTACCTCCACTTCAATCTTTTCATAAGACATGACATATTCTGGACAGTGCTTGTAAATAAAGTCTTGCAAGATTTTACTATCTTGTGCAGCAGTCATCAAGGCCACATACTTAGGATTCATCTTCTGAATGTAGCTGTAGAACGAGATATCACCAATCTCGGTTCCCCAATCATCAGTCCAAGTACCTGTGATTATAATAATTTTATCAAGTAACCAATCAGGAACTACTAAGTTTTCATCCTCTTTGATTGAGTCAATTAGCTCTTGAGTGATTGTGAGTTCACTGGTGATGTAAAAGCTTGAGCCACGACGATGCTCTTTCTCACACTTTCCATCATCTAACGTGCATTCTTTCAGCACTTCCATTAACGCTTTGGAGATTTTAAACATTTTAACTTTCCTCTTAATTCACAATAAAGGAGTCCTAGAAAGAACCCTAGTAAGACAGAACCGATGAATAAACCAATGATGTTCTCTGCCATATCCAACATCCAATAAAAAAGGTGATGCAAGCCTATCAAGACCTACACCACCTTGTCAACTATTTACATAGATTTTCTGTCACGAATTTCAGCAATCTTTGCATCATTCATTCTTGAAGTTCCCTTGATTTTAGTCCATCCAAGGTAACCACAAACACGGTTAATGACTGAGATATCATGTGAATGACACTTAGGACACTCTTCAACGTCTGCATTAGGACGATGACCACAATTCTCACAGATTGCTAAGTCAAAGTTCACACCTTGATAGAATCCCTTACCCATACCTCTTGAGACACAAGCCTTGATAGCTTTATGATTCTCTGGATTAGCAAGACGAATGTACTGGATGTGACCACCGTTACAGCTATGGAACAGAGGTTCTTCCAAGTCTTGCTTCTGATACGGAGTAATATCTGCTGCAACGTTCATATGGAAACTGTTAGTGAAGTATTCTTTATCAGAAACATCTTTCACAACACCAAACATATTACGGAACTGCTTCAATTGCGTCCCACAAAGGCTCTCAGCAGGTGTACCATAAAGGGCATACAAGAAGCCATCTTGCTCTTTAAAGTTCGCCAGACGGTCATTCAGGTAGTCCAGAACTTGCTGTGCAATCACTTTCTGAGATTCATGCAGTCTACCTTCTCCAGCCAGTACAGAGAGTTCATCAAGTGCGGTTACACCGAAAGAAGCTGTGAAGGATTTCACAGTATCCCACCCAATCTTATCAGTTGGCTTCTTATCCCCTTTGTACAGGCCACCTTGTGTAAATGCCAGAGGGTTTGAACTTGCTGGCATATTAGCAATCATCTCATAGCGTTTCTTATGGAAGCTACGAATCATTTCAAGGTATTTGTCAAGCTCTTTCCAGAAGTCTAAACCATTCTCTTTAGCATACTGGTAAATCATTGGCAAGTTCAAAGACACTGCACCAATATTTGCACGACCAACGCAGAACTCTTCTCCATTTTCGTCATAGTATGGTGACAGGAAAGCTCGACAACCCATCGGTGAAATAACCTTACCAGAACGTTCAAAAGATTCTGCAACAGCACCATGACCGGATACACTCAAGAAGTCTGGGTACATTGCTTTAGAGCAACACTCGATAGCTTTATTGTACAGTTGCCCTTGACAGATATCTTCACTGTGTCTTGTGTGGTCATGAATGTAAACCAATTTAGGGAATACAACAGGCTTCTTGTTCTTTCCTTGACCATTCATACGAACATCAAGAATAGTGTTTGCAATCATATACTGAAGACGGTTATCTTCATCAGACATATCTGAACCAAGTAAACCAAATGTTAAAGTTGTGAATGCAAAGTCACCACGGCTGCAAGGTACAGTGTTCAGCTTCATCTCCAGTGACTGAAAGCCTTGAGTTAGCTCAATCTGTAGCTGCTCCATTACATAGTTGTAGTAATGCTCTTTAGGAATCCCGTAAGAGGTTGCTTTCTCAGCATGGTAACGTAGAGACTTCTTAGCATATGGTACAAGAATCTTGTCAATCTCTGGGATTGTGAATCCACCAAACTGCTGTGCAGTTGCTGACAATACAACATCACCAATAACCTGTAAAGCTGACAGAACAGATTTAGGTTCACAATATTCAATCCCTGACATTTCAAAGCCACCTTTCAGGACTTTACCAATATCAAACAGACAACAGTTAATACCACCAAATACCAAATCTCTCAGGTCATGAATGTAGATGAAACCTGCTTCAATAGCTTCGAGTTCTTCTGGTGTCAAGTGATACTGCTTGAAGATTTCTTTAGTCAGATACCCACGGATAATAGAACCCTTTGTAGAGATTAAGCTGCTGTCAAAGTTAGCATTCTCACGGTCACCTAAGAAGAGGGTATCTTTAGTCTTCTGATAGAGTTCATCCCAATTCTGTGCAACCTCTTTACGATAGTTACGATAGGTTGAATAAGATTCATAAATCTCGTGATTAACTTCTGCTAAAGCCCCTTCAACAATGCTGTGAATGTCATCTACAGAAATCAGCAAAGCATTCTGGTTAGAAGCCTTTACAAGAATCCGCATAAAAGCTGACTCAAGAGCATGAACAACTTCTAACGGGAGTTCTTTATAGCCAACTCGGTTAGCTGACTTTGTAACTGCTGCTAGGACTTTCTTAATGTCTGGTTCTTCAAGTGAGCCATTCTTTTTAATAATTTGTACTTTGACCATTTGTGCTCCTTTATATACGAAAAAGGTCTCCGAAGAGACCCTTATATTAATTCTTTTTGAAAATCTTCTCAACAAACTTTTTGAGTTTGCCGCTAATGTCAAGATGGATTTCTAGAATCTCAAAGATTACCCATACTAGCATAGCACCAAACAAAGCGCCTTGTTTGATATCAATAAACAGGTTCACAAAGAAGAAACCTAAGACAATCATCGGTGCATCAACTGTGAAACCTTCCCACAAACGCTTAAGCATTGTTCACCTCTGCCATAAAGTTTTGTAGTGTTCCAACTGGCGTAAGAACAGTATCATCAGTCTTCATGATAAATGGCATCTGACGAACTGGCATCTGTGCAATATCCATCAGGTCTGACAGTTCATAATCCTGCCCTAACATTCTTACAACGTGGTCAATACCACGAGCCTTTGCAAAGTTCTTTGCAGTTTCACACTGAGGGCAACCAGTTTTGGAGTAAATTACGTAAGTCATTAAGGAACCTCTAAATATCCTGAGTTTAAATCATCTACAACGGTATTCAACAAGTACGCACCGTTTTGCTGTTCTTGGTTAGCATTCTGCTCTTTATCAATTTCCATCTTCTTAATCATGTATTTCAAAGGTGGTTCTTTAGGAGCTACGAAGTCTCTTGGAATACCAAACATATCATACAATGGTGCAGCATTATAGTAAACCCACTCATGCAGAAGTTTTGTATTCAAACCAACTACGGCACGACCTTCAGAGAAAATATAATAAGACCATTTCTCTTCACTTTCAACTACTTCATCAAGAATTACTTTGATTTCTGGAAGAACCTGACGGAAAGCTTCTTGCCACTCTTCATCTTTCAAAGTTTCTTTCAGTGCTTCAATGTCAATCTTCGTGTGAAGGATTTCATCAAGCATAATTTTCTGTACTGCCTGAGCAATACCTTGGAACTTATCTTGTGCATCAAGTGCAAAGGTACATGCAAAGGATGCCATAAAGGATACACCTTCCAAGGCTGTTACTGCAAAGAGACCTTTCAAAATCACTTTGTGGAAGTGTAAAGGGTCTTTCTCAAGCAGTGAATCACGAACATAACCTAGACGATAGTTGATACCTTCGTCAAGTAGTTCTTCCAGTGCTCTGTTCACAGTCTTCAGACGGTCTTGTACAGCAGCATTCTGGTTAATCTCATCAAGGATTGTTTCAGGATTCTTGATGCACTGACGAACAATCTCTGAATAAGTCAAGGCATGAAGGTTCTCAATTTCAGATTGCTTCATAATTGCCGTTGCGTAGATATCATCAGAGATGAATGGTGCAAAAGCAAATGCCAAACTTTTAGCAACCTGTGTATCAGCTTCCCACTGCCACTTAAGAATCTCAAGCATTACACCAGACATTGATTCTGGAACGCTTTCAAAATCTAATCGTGACTGCTCAAACGGGAACTCATCTTCAGACCAGTCTTGTGCTTTCTGCTGTTTGTACAGTTCAAAGATTTTTGGATAGTGTTTATTGAGTGAGTCAAAAGTTTTTCGCTCACCACCTAAAAAGATTGGATGTTGGTTAATCATAGTGGTAGGTTTCCTGTTTCATAAAATTCTCTGGCTTCTGACGCTGTTAAAACTTGCCAACGGTCAACTTTAAACATGTCAAGAGACCTTGCATAAGTGTTGCTTGGGTTGAAGCAATCAATGTAACGAAGATGCTCTTTCCAAGAACCATCTGGCATTTTAACTTTCAGGTGATAGTCTGCAATATAATATAGAGACTGTCTTGGAATATAATACAGATACAAAGCACAGTTTGGTTCTCTGCCCCTTGCATCTTGAATGAGTTCTAACATGGTTTCTCCAAAAGGGGCTTTTCAGCCCCCTGTTTAGTTAAACGCCACAACCCTCACAGTAAGCATCTTGTAGTGCTGACTTACCAACACCGATACGACTGTTAAGGTAGTACATAGTTTTCATCCCAACTGAGTTAGCATAAATCATGTACTTCAAAGCTTGCTCTAATGATACCTTTTTCGATTTTGAATAGTCAACATAGAAATCTGAAGAGATAGCTTGACCAGTGAATTTTTGAACAATTGCATAGCAATCAATCATATCAAAGGTGTCAATATCCCAAGCAATTTCATAGACATACTTCAACTCTTCGTAATCTGGAACGATAAATAAAACGTTACCAGTTGCTGACTTCTTGGTTAAGATGAAGTCACGAATTGGGTACAAGCCATTTGTTGTATTAGTTGCCAGTGAAGAACTCTCGTTAGGCATGTAAGCCTCAAGCACAGAGTTTCTGATACCACCGTTTGCCTTAATACGGTCTGCTAAGTCATCCCAATCATAACGAAGTTTTGCATCGTGTTTTGTATCAATCTTCCTGTTAGCTGTCTTAGGAGGAACCCAACCTTCAGGATACTTGGTGAACTGCATATATTCAGGTACACCACGTTCTTTTGCAAGTCTTAGTGATGCCTCATGTAGATAGTAAGAGTGCATCTCTGCAAGTTCATGCAGCTTCGTTTTACCTGCTCTTGAAGAATAGTTTACGTAGTTCTTCGCAAGGTAATGAGCCACATTCGTAAGGCCAATCCCAACAGAACGACGTTTCTGAACGTGGTTACGCATTGACGGATACGGATAGTCCATAAGGTCAATAACGGAGTCAACCATTGCAAGAGCATAATAAGCAACGTCAGCGTATTCATCTTCTGTGATTCTCCCTGCTACCAGACTAGCCAAGAAGCAAAGAGCAACTTCACCATCTTCTTTAGGTGCTGTGTAACTGTAAAGGTCACGTTCATCTTCGAATCCGTGAACTGGCAATACAATTTCCATACACAAGTTAGACATTTTCAAAAGTTCTTTAAACGGTGTGTGAGTGTTCGCATTGTTCGTAAAGAACGGGTACACACGACCTGTAGCATAACGTTGCTGAATGAACAGCTTGGCAACTTCACGAGCCTTAACACGTTTATGCTTAACACCTGAATGAACTGCGTGACCAACTGCCATAGCAAACTCATCAGCAGATGCTGTGTAGAACATGTCATAAAGTTTTGGAGCGTCCTTGTAAGAGAACAGCAACCAATCTGTGTCATACTGCACACACTGCCAGAAATAGTCATTTGCACCAAATGAATAGTCCATCTCATTAATACGCTTAGAAGGAACCGTTGTAGGGTGCTTCAAACGTAGTAAATCTTCAATCTGCGGGTCTAGGGCAGTATAGAAGTTGTTAGCTGAACCACCACGACTCTTCTGCTTATTGGCCTCTACAGCAGCACGTACAAGCTTGTAGTAAGGAAGCTTACCCATGTGTTCAATGGTGTTTTGACGAATACCATCACCAATTGTACGGGTCTCCATCAGCATACCAATACCAGCTTGCTTCGTGGTCATATCATAAGCTACCTTAGTAGCAATGCCAAGAGACTCAGCAGTGTCATTAGCCTTGATTAAGCAGCATGACGCATAACCTGACTTAGTAGCACGTAAACCATTCAGATAAGGCGTAGGGGCGTTAATCTTCAGGTCAGACAGGTAAGTGTACAGCTTGATAACATCTTCCAGTCTACGGTGCTTAGGTTGTCTCTCAAAGGCTTTCATAGCCATACCCATAAACATAAACTGTGGAGACTCAAACAGACGACCTGACTTGATATCTCGGATACCGTATTTGTCACGGAACTGTTTCAGTACTGCATAGCCGTAAGAGATATCTTTTGAGTGAACAATGTGACCTTGTAAATAGTCAATCTCTTGTTCAGTGTAATCCATGTGTTCCCACAATCCCATTTGCTCCATCTTCATAACGAAGTTAAACAGTTGAGGAACTTTTGTGAAACCACCAAAGGCTTCTTTGTAGATGATACCAAGAAGTAATCGACCAGCCATATCAGAGTATTCTTGAGTCTGCTTATCAATACAAACGTCAATCATAGCTTGGTGCATCTCTTTGGTAGAGCAACCTTCATAGACACGCTTCATAGCTTCCATAGTTACCTCTGACCAAATGATTCCTCGTTTGTCAGCCCATGAAGCCCATTTGTTTAAACGTTCTGGTTCGAATGGTACGATTGTACCGTCAGATTTGCGAATGGTCTTAATCATTATTTTAGAGTCCTACAGGTGAAAAAGGGTCTCCGAAGAGACCCCTTAGAGATTAAATGCTAAAGATTTGTTTATTTTGCCAAAGTTCATAAAACTTGTGAGAAACCTTGGTCAGTGAACCTTTTGACATTGCGTTGTGATACCAATAACTCTTAGTCTCATCAAAAAGTTTTGCAAGGTTTTCGTAAGGGTCATCTTCCATGCGTGATATAACAAAATTACCACGATGCTTACCAGAAACACGACCAAACTTGATATCACTTCGTCCTTTACAATCTTCTGTGTACATCACTATGTCACCGAATCGTAAAGGTTGGTCAAACTTATCAACTCCAAGTTCAACACCAGATTTTACATCTTCAATTGTAAGCTTCTTTGCTTTAGACATGATATTTATCCAAGTTTCGTTTAAGGTAAAGCCACCCATCATCAGTGCGTTCAACACCCATGAATAGTGGAGCAGTCACAACTTTACCGAATGTATTGCGGTGCTGACAAATCTCATAAGAATATGGTTTGTCGATGTTCAAGCCAAACTTAAAAAGTACAGCCTTTAAAACTTGCTCATTATCCAGTAAAGTTTCTGGTGTCTCTCCATATTTTTCTAACAGTGAATCATTCATAAACACTGTCATAGAGAGATTATAGTTTGAGAAATGGCTCTTTGGAGCCACCTCTTCAGTATTAATGTTCTGTGAATCCATTATAACCAACCCCTTTTAACCAATTCTTAAGGTTATTTGCATCATAGTTCAGTTTCGGGTATGAGGTCACATGGAACTTCTCACCGTCATAGTAAACAATATCTGCAAGCCATAATCCGTTTTCTCGGCAGAAGTCTTTGTCTGCTTTCGAACTGATTGGTCGAACTTCTGTGAAGTCACTCAATCCAAGGTCTTTCAAACTTCCTACAAGACCTTTACAGATAACGCATGTGTCAGATGTTACCACGAACAATTCTCTGCTTTCAAGTTCCGCGATGAACTCTGCAAGCTGTACTTTAGGAAGATTAGATTGCTTCATAACCTTCTTATCAGACTCACGGATAATGGCGTACCACTCTTTGCCGTCAATCATTGAAGCACGTACACGACATTCATCACCAGTACGTTTCTCGATATCTGCAAGACGCTTCAAAGCTTCTTCGTAGTTATCGGTATACTTCAGGTTGTTATTCTCACAGACTGCTTTCATAGCTCCGTCATGGTCATGCTGTGAAAGGTAAATCAGTCCATCAAGAACATACTGTAAGTCTGCCTGAGCATCAAGAGCCTCGATAGGGTCTTTTTCATCAACAGCTTTCAAAAGCTCTTTGGCTTCTTCTAACATGCAAAGTGCTTGACTACGCATCGAAGACCAGTACTCAGGTGTATACGGAGTCAACGGGGTTTTACCACAACGCTGGTTCCAAGTTAAAACGGATTCTCTGGAATTAAACATTAAACCTCCTGAAACAGTTTCTGCTGAGACTCAATATAATCCAGTCGGCCTTTCAGTTCAACACGCTTGTTAATCAGGTGCTGAATCTGGGACTCAAGAGCCTCCATTTCGGACTCCGTAGCTTCTTTAGCTTTGATGATTGCATCTTTCAGTGCTGCAATGTGGCTGTCAATTTTAGCTACGTGGTCATTCTTCAGTTTGTTAAACATAATCTTATTCTCTCTCATTAAGTTTCATGATTTTATGGATTCTCTTCTCAGCATCTTCATAAGTCTCTTTAGTAAGAAACTTGATTGCTGCAATGTTTGCATTGTAGAAGAGTCGAAGCTTGGAGTCAATCCTTTTTGTCATGACGTCAAACTTATGTTGAAGGTTAGCTTCTCCGTAGACCAACCCACCTCGCGTATAATAAGTTTGCACAATATAGAAGTCAAACTCTTTTTCACCGAAAGTTTCAATATCTTTCTTAATGTACTCAGAAGAGGTCTGGTAAACCATCCAGTCACTCTCTTTTGTCACAATCTTACGTCTGGTCTTTCCAGCTACTTTCTTCTTGGTGACATTGTTAAACTGCTTCTTACCGATGTAATACTGTCCAGTCTTTTTGCAGTACACTAAGTAAACGAAACCAAAATACTTAGCGGGGTCAATCTCCCCGCACAGTGAAATCCAATGTCCATATTCAGGGCAATTGCCAAAACCTTTAATCTTCATTCATAACAGGCTCCCAACCATATTTAGCAAAGGTGAAATCGTCTTTAGGGTTACGTTCTTGATAGGCAATCCAGAAGTGCTGGTGCATTAATTCAAGAGGTGTTTTTGTAATCACCTGACCATCCCACGATTCATAAGTATATGACTCTTTCTTAGCGTAGAGTTCATAGATAGCGTCAAGACACTCTTTATAGGTCTCTTTACCTTCCAGAGCGTTCATTACAGCAACTTTCCCTGCACCCTTAAGGCCAAAGTAGTTATCTGCGTTATCTCCTGCTACAGCTTGATAGCAGAGGAATTTGAAGCCTACACCAACAGTCTTTTTAGCTTTCGGCTTAGACTTGATAGGACAATCCCAAATATCACCTACGTTACCATCTGCAATGAAAATCAGAGGGGCTTTCTCGTAAGTCATATCAATACAGTAAGTTCCTTCCGCTTGGCGAAGGTCTTTATCAATACTCATAAGAGCAGCCTTCTTACCCATCTTCTCAGCTTTTGCAATAACAATGGAGTCAGCTTCAAAGCCACCTTTGAGAAGCTTAAACTCAGGTCGTGACAGAAGATACTCACGACAAGCAACTAAATGCGTAGGGGTTACTGATTCTTTACGGTTACCCTGATACTGGTGTTCAAGACCTTTAATGTCTTTGTGTTTATGTACACCTTTCTCAGTGAGGTATCCCATCCAAGTTCGCTCTTTACCAACAACTTTCAACCATTCCTGAAGAACTTGTTGAGTTGCCATAATAGCTTCTTTTTCACTCTTGGCTTCTTTCCAAGACTGTCTTTCCCATTCATCTTCATCGAATGCAAGACCAAGTTCCTCTGTCAGAACTCTCTGGTCAGATAGCCATTGATTAGCATCTTTAGCACTCTCAAAGGCATCAGACTCTTCAGCAGTAAGTTTATTCACATACTTGTACTTTGCTTTCTCAACGACACAGGCTCCCTTGTAAGCGATACTATCAGAGTCAATAAAGACATGCGTCACAGTATCTGGGAGTTTTGTTAACGTATACTTTTCCATTTGTATCTCCAATACGAAAAAGCCCCATACTAAGTACAGGGCTTTGTAGTAACTACTGAGAATTAGTCTTCAGTATCGAAATCTTCTTCGTCGTCGTCATCTGGGTCTGGCATATCTTCGTCGTCATCGTCAGAGTTTGTATCCTCAGAATCCTTCGCATCTTCTTCGGTGATTTCACCGTTATCTTCAACGCCATCCAGACCAAGCAGAGCCAGTTCGTCTTCATCCAGTTCAGGCTCACCGTTACCACCTGTACCGCCAGTGTACGGAACCAGAGTATCAATGATAAACTGTTCCTGAATCGGCTTAGTCAAAACGTTGCTTTCAAAAGTGTAGAAGTGAGTTGCAAGAATCACACTACCAAATGAACCGTTACCGACTGCGATATCTGGGTGAATAACGTCATAAGTTTTGTCGTCATCGTGTTTATCAGAATGTTGAGCCTTGATTTTCTTCATCGGCTGTTTAACTGCAACACGCTTACCGTTAACTTCTTCAATAATCATAACAGGGAATGACTGTTTCGCTGTCCAAACTGCACCATCTTTATAAGCAGCAGCACGACTTACTTTCAGAATGTGATAAGTGTCTGCTTCAAACGGTGGTTTGCAACCAAACTTCTCTTCGAAGTCATCTGCATCAACTGCTTCAGTTGTAACTTTATCCCAACCATCAGGATTCTTTTTAGACTTGGTGAACTCTTTGAAGAGTTTGTTACCGTCTTTTGCCAGAATCGAAACGCTGTAGTTACAATCTTTGCCTGGGAATTTCTTATCAACTGACTTGCCTTTTCCCGGACGTGGAATAGTGTTCAGGTAGTAGAACCAAACATCTTTCAGCAAGTAACGCAGAGTCTGACGTTCAGTACCATTGTATTTTTCTACCGGAGATTTCATTTTAACAACTTTAGACATTCTTAAATCCTCTTTCTCAAAATTATTTCTTTCAAACTTGAAGGAGTACAATCTTACAGACTTCATACTCCCTTGTCAAACACTTTTAAGCAGATTTTTTAGCTGCTTTACGTGCTGTCTTACCAGTGCGAACACGTTTTGCTTCGTAGTGTGCAGCAGATTTACCAGCAGTTGCTTTCAGTGAATCGCCAAATACTTTTTCAAACGCTTTAGAATGTTTCATACAACTCTCCGATAAATTTCGTATTCAAATGTTTTGTCAGTCAACTTAAACATATATCCAGTATCATTGTCAACAGAAACTAAGATTCCATCAAGGCCAATCTCAAGTTCTCTGTGCTCTAACTCAACCGTATGTCCTTCGTTGATGAGTACTTTACAGAAATCGTCTATACGAGTCAAGCACTCTTTTTTAAATTTTACTGAATTTGTTTCTTCATAGAAGGGCGTAAAGCCCTCCTTAAGATACGCATCAGTCAGTTTCAAACGGGCAGTCATCATCTTCTCCGTCTTCGTTTAATACTGGTGGAATAGTAGAACTTTGACGTTGCTCTTGAGTGTAAACCTCTCCAGTCTCACGGTCAAAGACTTCATCATCATAATGCGGCATAGAATCATCATAGTGGTCATCAGCTTCACCAATACCAAACTGCTGACGAATATTCTCTGCTGCACCATCAATATCAACACCACTACCAGCAGCCTTGATAAGACGGCCTGTATCTGGATTATACCAAGTGTGACCAGCAATACCAGTTGACTTACCATGACGACGACATTTAGTTAACTTGATTTTGGTCAAGTTTTTCTTCACAGGGTCTGGGTCAACCTTGTTACGCATTAACAGAATGTTGTTCATGGAAATCTGGAAGTATGCTCCAGAACCCTTGATATCCTCTTCAGAAATATCACCACCTTCAGAGTTAGCTTTCTGACCACCTGCACTCTTACGAACGTGACAGACGTTTACCTGTGCATATTGGTAACGCTTGCAACGACGCAACAGTTCAGATAAGACTTCTTCTTCATCCGTATCAGAACGTGACAGAGCCAGTGTGATAGGGTCAAGAATAATAATCTTACAGTCTAAGCTGTTAACCAGATAGTCAACAAACTCTAACAGGTTATCTTGGTCGATTGCCCCTTGGTGGTCAACGATATGGATACGACGACCAGCAGACAACTCAGCATGTGCAACCTTGATTTCATCCCAATTACGTTCATCGTAAGGAATCTCTGAAATCTGTTTGCTAAGGTGAATTGCACAGAGCATCTCCATTAACTCTTCATAAGTATCTTCTACAGGAATCACACCAATATTATAATCAGTTTCCTTCCAAGCAGTGTAAATCATTTCACGAGTGTAAGCCGATTTACCTACTGAAGATGGTGCTGCCAGAGTTGTAATCTCCCCTAAACCATAACCGCCATAAGTCAGTCTGTTCAAGTCTCCGAAGGATTCTGGGAATGGAATCAGTGGAATCTGACCACGATTCTTCATTGCCTCAAAACCATCTGCGAAGTTCTTGATACCAGCAGGGCAGTAACGAGGTGCATTATAGATACGCTGTTTAAATCCTTCCAGTACTGTATCTTTCTCTTTATAAAACTTAGTCCACCATTCGTTAAGGTCTTTGACACCTTCTGGATACTGGAATAAACGAACCTTCTCAATCGGAAGGATACCAGCAGCCTCTTTAGTGGCTTTTGCACCTGCTTCATCGTTATCAAAGCACAGGTAAATCTCATCAAATGATGTGATGTACTGATAGTTATCTTTGATAGATTTAATGTTTGCACCTGATGGAACAGATACGTGACAGTAATTCTTACGACGAGACTTATCTTTAATTGCCAGAGAAGTCATGTAGATTGCTGTAGCACATTCCATCTCACCTTCCCAGATGAAGAGGCGGTTACCACCTTCTGGAGCAATCCATGAACCGAACATTGCCAGTTCACCTTTAATATCGCCTACACCACCGGAGAAGTCTTTCAGCTTACCACGAAGATGCTCTTTAGGATGGTCTTCTGGGTAACGGTGACGAACACGGTAACCTACATGTTCAAGTTTTCCATTTTCATCTTTCTTGTAAGTTGGGTAAAAGTGTGCATCAATCTCACCTTCACCATCTACATCAACCTTGATACCAAGACGGTCAAGTACCTTTGCAGGAATCTTACGGTCTTTCAAGTCCATTGCTTCAAGGTTGTCTTTTACATCGTCTAAATCCATACCACGGAAAGTACGGTTTTTATTATCTGAACCAGTAGAATAAGTACTCACAATTTGCCCTTTATCAAAATCCCACTCTGGAAAACCTTTATTGCAACTAAAGCAAGTCATCGAATAAGAATCATCGTCATGATGATAGATTGAACCAGCATCTGATGAACCACATCTAGGGCAAGCACAATGACCAACAAACTGACCAGCTTCCTTCAATTTACGACCTTTAGACATTAGCACCTCTGCGTTGTAGTTCTGCTTTCAAGCCATTTTCAATCTTGTCTAGCTCGTGAATCTCTTCTGCAATCTCTTTCCGTCTTGAAGCGACCCTTTCAAGTCGCTCCATCATAACTTCCTTGGAAAGAGATGAGAGTTCCACCGAACGATGGTCAACAACTTCTAAATTATTTACTCTCATCTTCATCTCTCTTATTTAATGATAATAGCTTTCAGCTTATTTTCGAGGTCTTCAAGACTACCATTGTTTTGAATAATGTCACGTTCAAATTTGGTAGAAATCCCATTTTCTGATTTATGTGATGAAACCTTAACCAGATTGTCTCTTTTCACCTCAATGATTTGACTATCAAAAGACTTTAAGAACTCTGCTTCGTGGTCAAATCGCAAGTCACTAATCAGTGCAATTCCATACTGGTTATCTTTTGAGCATGATTCAAAGAACTTGACCATTCTTTCTTCAAGGTCACGAATCCAGAACTTCTCTCCAAGAACCTTCCTGACAACTTCAGTTCCCCAGATTTGTTGAATCTGACGTGAAGAGAATTTGTAAGTTTGGCTAAGTCCCATTCTGGTTAGCAGAGTTGGTTTAGCAACCTTCTTCAGTTCCATGATTAATCGTCCAGTTAGTTCACCACATAGCTTAACGTCAAGGTGTAAGTTTTTGTGTGGGAATACTTGTTCAAGTGAACATTGAACTGCAAAGTACAAGTCAGAGAATCTCAAGTTGAACTTTTGAGGTGTCTCTTTAGTTTCGCCATACAAATCATTCCAGTCAAGCCCAAAGATGTATGCAGCAGATTCTTTTAAACTGTCTGCAAAAGCAAAGATGTGAACGTTGTAACCTTCTTCTTCTTGAAGAAAGTTCTTTGTCAACATGCAGGAAGTGTCCTTACCAGAACGAGCCTTTCCAGTAAATGCAATAATACTTTTCATATACCTTTATCTCCATACGAAAAAGCCCCCAATTAAGGAGGCTTTGGGAAAACAATTCTATTAGTGAATTTGTGTAGAATCAAGCTTTTCTTTTTCAGACAGAGCCTGAATAGTTGCTACAAATTCATCACCGAAGTGGATGGCAATCTTGTCTTGAAGAACTGCCGCACCAGTTTGCATAATCACTTCACGCAGTGCTTCACCACTTACATTACCAGCAATCTGCTCCACAAACTCAATAGGTGCATCAATCATACCTGCAACTTCGAACAGAGCGTGAATACTCATCACTGTGATGATTGAAGGAACCAGAGCGGTCAGTTTGACCTGAATCTCATCAATTCCACGTTCAGCTTCATTGTCAACAACCTCTTGAAGTTGCTCTTTAGTCAGCTTCACCATTTCCTGTGAACGCTCAAAGATATCTGCAAAACCCCAATCAAGTTTTTCATAGTGTGGGAGTTTTTCTGTAACACGTTTCTCAAGTACAGCCATCACGCTTGCAATTGAGTTGATAATCAGGTTGAAGGTGTCGTCTTCAGTGAACTCAAGCAGTGCTTCTTTCTCTTCTTCAGAGAGAACTTTGTAGTCGCCAGTTTGCATCTTGTCAAAGACATAACCAGCCAAGGCATCTACACCAACAGCCACTGAAGCCAGAGCCAGTTGACGGTTATTCAGAAGCAGTTCAACCTGTGAGCGAAATGCTGACTCATCAGAAATCTCTGCGTTAACCTGATAAGATTCAGGAATTACTTGTGAACTGAAGGTGTTGCTACGCATAACGATAGCAAGGCTTTCAATAGTGTTCAGCATAAAGTTGCTATCGATACCTTTAGAGGCCAGCATTTCATTTACAGTAGTCATATTAATTCTCTCTCATTTTGTTAAGTGTTTGTCGTGATAACTTTAAGCTCTCTGTAGAGGAAAAGTCAAGAACTTTTTCAGACCTTGGGAAGTAATGTCTATCCCATGAACTTTCTACATCGCTAATCAGTGTTGCTAGGTTATCTAAGTCTGTTCCGTTTTGCAACTTCTTTTTTAAAGAATCTATCAAGAAGAGTGTATCTTTTGCTTTACGCCTCTCAGCCGATATCTCCTTCATATGCTCAAAGACTGAACATTTCATTCTTTCATCGTAGCCTTCGGAGAGTTCAATCTCATGTTGAACATCAACCATTCGACGATGATGGTAAGCGTATTCCTTTTGAGCAGCAATGTCAAGTTCTTCCAACTTTTTTAAAGCTCTCATGAAGTCAGCTATGTCTGGGTGAACAAACATTCTCTGCATAATGCCCTCTTTTAAGTACCTATTAAACTTAATCTGTTTTCTTTACGTATTCTATACGTATAACTTTAAAGCTTCTTAAAAGCTATTAAAAATCTTTTAAGGGTTTTAAAGAAACTGTATAGTTAATCTGTAAAGGGAGTCTTTTAAGTTAAAACCCACTTCGCAAAGATTAACACCTTGTCAAGTGAATTGTCAACTTGCTTTTTGAAACTTTTTGCAGTAATGTATTGAGTCAATGATTTTGAGAGGGAGTAAAAATGGAAAACGTAGATTTTGAAAACTTGCACTTGGTAGGTGATACCGAAACTGATGGGTTACTCCTTGAGTTCACAAAAGCACACGTAATGGCATTTGCAGATTACAAAGATGACAGTGACGAACCTGCTGTGTGGGTCTTCACCGATGAACCTATCCTTGGTCACAAGTGTACTAAGTACATCAAAGGTGGTCTTCGTGAAGGTGTGGAGTTTGCTCTTAAGGCAAAACGTCTCTGCATTCATAACGGTCTTGGCTATGACTGGTGGGTGTTCAATCACATTGCACCGGACTTATGGAACTTTGACAATCCGAAGTGTAAACCTTGGGGAGACTTCTTTCAGGATTCTCTTATCCAGTCTCGTGTTCAGTGGATGGATAGACCTACACCGAAAGGTTACAAAGGTGCTCATGGTTTGGCTGCATGGGGTGCTCGTGTTGGTGTTCGTAAACCAGAAATTGAAGAGTGGGGTGTCTGGAATGCTGACATTCTGAACCGTGTTGTTGAGGATATTCGAATCAACGCCAAAGCTAAACGTGCTCTTGATAATGAATACCTGAAACTGAAGAAGTGTGGTGTAGACACTTACGAAACCTACATGCGAGCTAAAGAAACATCTTTCTGGATGAGTCAGCAAGCTATTAACGGTTGGAAAGCTGATATTGAACTTATGCAGTTCCATGTCAAAGAACTTGACAGACTGACTGATGAATTAGCTGCTGAAGTTGAGCCTCATCTGCCACCAACTATTAAGACGAAAGGCAAAGTCACTGGTGAAGAGTTTGCAAGGGCTTGGAACGAGTATGTTGAGACATTTGGTGAAGCAGATGGTTTGAAGCGTATCACTAAGTATCCAAAAACTAAGTTCCGTCAGCAGGTTCGCAATGGTGAGATGCAGACTTACGCTATCAAGCCTTTTGGTAAACCGACTACCAAGATTTTCAACATTGAGAAGCGTAACTGCTACACTCCGACTAACACGGTTACTGGAGAAGAGTACAAAGAAGGTTTCGTTGCAATGAAAGATGCTCGTGCAGTTTGTAATGAGTTGAATGCTGCGATTGATAAGAAGTGCAAAGACTGGAAACCAGTTAAGACTGTGAAGACTGTGAAGTACTACAACAACCACGTAGTAAATCACTTTGAACTTGAGTCAAGTCGTTACACAGGTTTGATTGATGCACCTTATACACCGATTGAGTTCGAAGTGTCGCGTATGACTCAGGTTGCGGTTGTGAAGGATTATCTGAAAACTCTTGGCTGGATTCCTGATGACTGGAACTACAAGAAAGATTCTGATGGTCGTCCGGTGAAGGTTTGTCGCTTCAAAGACAACAAGAAGATGATTCGTAAACATCCGAAATGGCAAGAGATGGTAGACCGTTGCGGATTGAACTATGTTGAGCATGAAGGTGTACAGTACATCGAACACAACTGGTCTGTTAAGAAGTACACAGATTTGCTTGAACCTTGCTTGATTCGGACTTCACCGAAACTGACTGAATCATCTTACGATACGATTGAAGGTGAACTTGGACAGAAGATTGCGAAGTACTATACTTTGATGCACCGACGCAGAACTATCGAGAACTCAAAGGATGATGAAAAAGGTTGGTTAAACCAGATTCGTCCAGATGGTCGTTTGAGTGCTGGTGCAATGGTGTTTGGCACTTCAACTGGACGTATGACACAATACGGAATCGTGAACGTACCTTCTGGGGCTGCTGTTTACGGTGAACCAATGAGGGCAGTCTGGATTTGTGAAGAAGGTACAAACGTAGTCTCCGTTGACATGAATTCAGCGCAACTTGTTTTACTGTGCAACTTTATGGGTGACAAAGAGTTCACCAAAGCAGTAACTCAGGGTAAAGAAGAGATTGAGTTTATCCGTCAGGAAGATGGCAGATACTACTGCAAACACTTTGACGAATACCTGAATCCAGAAGTTGATAAGTATCTGCATTACGACTCTGAAAATGACTTGTACGTAGTTTACTCAGGTACTGATGCACATACACTGAACAGTATCTACTTCAGCTTGAATGAAGAACAAGATATCTTGACTTGTCGTATGACTCAGGATGAAAATCTTCTTCACGAAATTAGCAAAGGTCGTAAGAAAGCTAAGAATGGTATCTATGCGTTACTGTTCGGTGCTGGTGATGAGAAGTTTGCTAAGACGATTAAAGCTGCGACTACTCAGGAAGGTGCATTAACTAAACAGACTTACTTTGTGCGTTTGCCGAAGATTAAGAAACTGTTAGACAACTTGGAAGCTGACTTTAAAGCAACTAAGAAAGCACTTGAAGAAGTATTTGGTAAGACTGCTGCAATCTCTAAAGGTGGTTTTGTCAAGGTGGCTGGAGCATGGTTGTGGTGTAAATCTCCACACAAACTATTGAACTACTTACTGATGGGTTCGGAAAGCCAGATTCAGAACGAGGCAATTAACCTTGCTTGCCGTCGTATGATTGACGAAGGTTTGATGAAGTTGAACGGTCGTAAACCAGCTATAGGTGCTCGTTTATTGTGCTCCTATCACGATGAGACAAGTTGGGAATGTCCAGAAAGTATGACGGCAGAGGTGAAGGCTGTCACTGATTGGTATTACGGGCAAGCCTCTAAGAACTTAGGACTAAAGAGTAAAACACTGGTAACTGGTACTGGTAAGGTCGGTAAATCGTGGTTGGAAGTGCATTAATGGTGACAAAATGATTACACAAGAACGTTTAAAGGAACTACTACACTATGACCCCGAAATAGGGGTCTTTACTTGGCTTCGTAGAGAGGGCGACTCAAAGGCTGTTAAAGTTTTTAATAGCCAGTACGCAGGACAGGTAGCGGGAAGCCTCCAGATTGACTCAACTGGTCATAAGCAGATTACTATCTATTTTGACAAGAAAGCACATAAAGCGCACAGACTCGCATGGCTGTACGTGTATGGTAGGTTACCTAAAGGTGTTATTGACCATAGTAATGGGGACTCCCTTGATAACAGGATTGTAAACTTAAGAGAAGCAGACGACTGCCAAAGTGCTTGGAATAAAAGCAAACTATCCACCAATAAATCAGGCTATAAGGGTGTAAGCCTGAAGAAGAAGTCTGGTAGGTGGGTTGCGCAAATAAGCTATAAAGGTAAAAAGATGTCATTAGGCTACTATGACACCCCTGAAGAAGCCCATAAAGCTTACTGTGAAGCTTCTATGAAACTTCACGGAGAGTTTGCAAAACTAAGTTGACAAGGTGCTCATGGAAGAGTACCTTATACTGTATCTTGTATAGGAGGGTTTATGACACTTTCAGACGTTATCCAACAACTTCACGACAACTGCTACACTCCAGAGTTGATTCAGGAGATGCTCATTGTAGTGATGCCTAGTAAGTTCGTAAAAGGTTTTAATCGTGACTCTTTAAGGGCTGCACATATCCTTATTGTTGACGGTAAGATTGCAAGAGACCGCACTGGAGTCCTTAAGGGTGAACGCATCGACATTAACTTTTAAGTATTGGAGAAACCAAAAATGACTTTTGAAGAAGCTGTTGAAGCAATGAAGCAAGGTAAGAAAGTACGTAATGAGAACTTCACATCTGATGAGTTCTTTGAAATGAAAGATGGAACCATTGTCTGTGAAATGGGTTACCCGATGACTTCATGGTATCGTGGTCTTGATTGGCAGAAATCAGGGTGGAGTATTGTGCAAGATTCTCCAAAAGCCTCTGACTTATTCTTTTAAGGAAACACTATGCAAGTTTTAGTAAACTATGTATACCGTTATGATGTTGTTCACTCTACTACAACGGTAGCTCAACGTAATCCAATAGTACCACGAGAAGGTGAATGGGTTCGCATTGAAGGTTGGACTTACACTGTAGAGAACATCATTCACAAGTTTGATGTTGCTGGTGATGTTCAGGTTATTGATGTAGAAATTGGTGGGAAGAGAAAATGAGTAAAGAAGACAAATTTAAGAATGCTGTAAGAACACCTGATGGAGAGGTTGAGTCTTTTATCTTGACAGTTGGTGGTAAGGCATTCCATTGCCGTTGTGGGGCAAATTGTTTTCATAAACCAAACAAGGAGGATTTAAAACTCTTCGCGTGTAACTCTTGTGACACTTGGTATCATTCTGGAGATTGATGATGACAATTCTGTACAAACAAAATAAAGATGGCTCTTTTAATGTCTGGTCATGTGTCGCTGTAGGTGACAAAGTTGTTACCACGTATGGCAAAGAAAATGGCAAGATGATGTTTGAAGAGTACACAGCAGAACCGAAAAACATCGGTAAAAAGAATGAGCGTAATGCTGAACAGCAAGCTCTCTTTGAAGTTGCTGCTAAGTACAAGAAACAGGTTGACCGTAAAGGTTATGCTTACACAAAATCTGAAGCAGAGAACACTGAGAAGGTTGGTGTACAACTTGCACAAGATGCTGCAAAGGTCAGTCATGCCAAGTATTTGAAGTTCCCTGCTGATGCTCAACCGAAGCTTGATGGTGTTCGTTGCCGTATATCAAGAGATGCTGACTCAGTGAACTTCACAGCTTACTCCCGTGAAAATACTGTGTACAACGTACCTGAAGAGTTAATTCCAGACTTGCTTCTGATGCTTAAATGCCACCCACAAGTTCAAGATTTTGATGGTGAAATCTATGCTCATGGTTGGGATTTAGAAGATATCGTGTCTATGATTAAGAATGCTGACAATCCAGACCGTCACCTACTTAAATTCTACTGGTATGATATCTGTGACAAAACTAAAACTTGGCCTGAGCGCCGTGAAATCATTGATAACTCTCCAATTGTTGAACTCGGTGATGCTTGTAGGGTTGTACCTGTGCAAACTATCCGTGTTAACTCTTGGGAAGAGTTCGACAAAGCCCATGACAATTGGGTTAAGCTGAAGTTTGAAGGGGCAATGTACCGTTCCATCTCAGCAGAATCTTTCTATGAGTGTGGTCACCGTTCTTACTTCCTGATTAAGCATAAGAAGATGCACACGGAAGAATTTAAAGTAACTGGTGTGAAGACTGATAAACGTGGTCATGGTAAGTTCGTTGTAGAGACTCTTCCTAACGTCTTTGTAGATGTTTCATGGAAAACTACCCATGAAAAGAAACAGTATCTTGCTGAACATCCTGAAGAGTTTATCGGGAAACCTTTGACGGTTCAGTTCCAGAAGATGACTCGTAAGGGGTCTTTACAGTTCCCTGTTGGTCTCGTTATTAGGGATTATGAATAGTGAAAAGAGAGATTATCAAGTTTACAAATCCGGGTAGTTGTTGTCCGGTTCATGATAAGTATCCTAGTAATACCTACAAGAATAGGCGCTCTGTCAAGAAGAGGTCACTCTTTATTAAGAAAGAGCATAGGCATGTGAGGCGGGTCGTTAAGCAAAATCTTTATAAAACTTTATTAGAAAATTGTTGACATAGAAAATTTGGTGAGTATACTGAGCAGCATAAACCAACGGGTACTCACCAGCATCACTTAAGGGTCTTTGAAAAGGGTTTTTAAGTGATGTTCGGTTGGGTGTGGTTTGGTTCGGTGTGGTAAGGCTAGGTATTGTAAGGTTTGGTATGGGTAGTTAGTCTCAGCTACATGAAAATGAGACTTACCTTTTTAAAAGGTCTTTAAGAGGGTCTTTTAATGAGGTAAGGTCTGGTGTAGTAGGGTTGGGCATGGTACGGTCTGGTAGGGTTTGGTAAGGTATGGGTGGATGGTAGTAGCCACGTTAAAAATCTACCAAGTTTCTAAAGAGTCTTCTGTTGAGGGTTCTTTACAAACAACTTAACAATCAACTAAAGTGTGGAGCTAAATGCTATGAAACTGTTAAATATCAAAATTACTGGTACTCGTCCTTTCCTGAGCCACGCTGATACGCTGTCAGACCCATTAAACCCTCTGACAAAATATCACAAGTCTCTGTCCAGTAAACGTAAAAAGACTGACGAAGACTATGCGCTCTTAGCAGAAAGTCAACTGGTAACTTCTTGTTACTACGATGAGCAACTAGGTTTTGTTATGAATGGTGAGATGATTGAGGCTTGTATCAAGTCTGGTGCAAAACTCAATAAACTTGGTAAGGTAATTGACCGAGCCATTATGCTGACAGATGTAGTATTCCCAATGACTATCAAGAACTGTCCAGCAAACCCACAAGAACTTGCTAAGAACCAAGACTTCATCTATGCTAAGTCTGTTAAGATTGGTACAGCACGAGTTATGAGCTACCGTCCAATCTTCCGTGACTGGTCTGTAGAGTTTGGTTTGATGTTCGATGAAGAACAAATTACCAAAGAAGAACTCTTGATGGTTCTGGAAAATGCTGGTAACCTTTGTGGTGTAGGTGATTGGCGTCCACGCTTTGGTCGTTTCTCTGTAGAAATTATGTCAGAAGGTAACGTTTAATTATGAATACAAAAGCATTAGCAGCAAAGTTTAGTTACGGTGATACTGTATCACACTCTGAAATGGATACCTTCTTAGGTATTGTGAAGCCAACTTATCAGGGTGATATTGTTAAGTACGAAGATGAGATGAAGGCTTATTCTCTGACACGATTAAACCGACTTGAGAAGTTTATCGAAAAGCTTCTTAAAGAAGAAAAGATTTATCTGGTTGCTTCAATGGGTGTGGGTTATCGTGTAGTTGAACCAAAACATCAAGCAACTATTGCAAAACGTAAAATGTCTGGTAAGATTGGTCGCGCCTTAAAGCAAGCGACTCAAGCAATTGAGAATGTGAACACTATGGCACTTAGTCATCAAGAACGTTCACGATTGATTGAACAGCAAAACCATTTAGCCGCTATGAAAGCTAACATTAACAAGCAACGTAGAAAACCTTTCTAAGTTGACTAGGTAGCCTCTTCGGAGGCTCCTTTTTAAAAGGCCTTTAAACAGGGTCTTTTAATGAGGTAGTATGCGGTTTGGTAATGTGAGGTTAGGTGAGGTGAGGTATGGGTAGTTAATCGGAGCTACATTAAAATTCGATTACATCACTTAAGAGTCTTTGAAAAGGGTTTTTAAGTGATGTTTGGTATGGCGCGGTTCGGTAAGGTGGGGGTGTAGTAGGGTGCGGTGAGGTATGGAAGGATGGCAGTAGCCTTATAAAAAATCTGCCAAATAAGCTATAAAATCTGTTGACAAGTCAGGTGTTATAGCTTATTTTTATACTTGAATGTATACAAAATTTTATATGAGGTGAGTTATGAAAAAGCTTATGGTAGGTGTCATTCTGGCAACTCTGAGTTTTGGTGCATCAGCTATGAAGATGCCTGAAGCAGACTTTAGCAAGGTCTCTATGGAGGCTTGTCAGATTGTTCGTAAAGTCGTAACAGATGCTGGGGAGTTAACTAAGCCGTTATCTTCTCCAACTGTCATAGAAATGTCTGACCGTATTACTGATTACAAATATCGTGTGATGGCAGACTACTACGAAGCTGTTTCTGATGCTATGGTCACTCAGGATGTTGACTTGCTTGATTCCAAAAGCATTGAGAAGGTCAGTGATACTGAAAGTGAAATGATGGATGAAACTTTCAAAGGTGTTCACTATTTTGTTGAAAAGCGTACCTGCGTAGGTCTATGATATGAAGAAGAATCATTGCAGGAAGAACTATGGAGAAGTGCTTGACGATGAAGGTTATGCTATCTTCCGAGTTTACTGTGCAGATGACTCTGAGGTAGATAAAGCACTGGATGACCATATCAATGGTACTCGTGAAAACGTCAGAGCAACAAACATAGATTCATTGATTGACACTTCCAGAAAACGGAGGAAGAAAGATGAATGAAGTCTTTGACCCTTATGCTCCACAAGATAAGTGGGAAGCTGATAGAGAGTATGAGATGGCAAGTTATATCTGTCCAATGGATGTAGACGAAATGAGAGAGTTCGTTGCATTCCGTTTTGAAAAAGAAATTGAGAAAAGAAAACTTTCTCAGGCACAAGTCGCAAAGATTTGTGATATCTCTCAAAGTCGTGTTTCCAACATTGTCAACGGTACTGGAAAGATTACCCTTGAATACATGTTGAAAGCTTGTGAAAAACTTGGTGTTAACTTTAACTTAAGGCTGTCAGATTAATATGAAACGTGAAAATGCAATCTTCAAAGGTAACTTTGCAATTGGCTTCTACGGGAAACCTACTGAAACTGAGAAGCAGTATGGGAAATACATTCTTGATGACCTAACTGATTATGTTCAGGAAGGACTGATTAAGCATTCTGAGAAGAATCGTGTAAAAGGTTATATGGCTGTTGGTTCAGCAATCTCCAATATTAAACTGGAGACAACCTGTGCAAAAGAAGTACGAGACCATTTTATTCGTGACCTTCACAGCAACCTTGAAGGTGTCGATGTAATGTGTGCTTGGCTTGATGTTGATGGTACTAAGTATACCACTTTCGTATTCAAAAATGAGGATATCAAATGTCTCTTCCCGTAAAAATTGATTTGTTCTTCGGATACAACCTGATGACAGGACGTATGCTAAGTCTTCCTAAGTCTCCGTATCGTACTGAGAAAGGTGCTGTGAAACGTGCTGCACATTACAATAACGATTTAGGTCGTTTGCAGACGATTTACAAATGGCTTGAAGAAGATGGTCGAGTAAATGAGTACTTCCATCAACTTCGTATGGCTAACGAAGAAAATAAGATGGGTTATGAACTGTTCCCACGGCTGTACAAAGTAACCTCCCCAACTGCTCAAGAGTGGAACAAGAAAGCTGTTGAGGGTTACAAGAAAGTCACTATGCAACCGTTCAGTAGTGGAACAGAGTTTGAGAAGTTACGTGAGATAATCTATCAGACTGTTGCAAAGCGTGTTGATAAAGGTCTTTCTTATGATGAAAAGATTGACTGGAACACTCAAAAGGTTATACAATTCTTCGCATACGATAATGACAAACAAACTTTTGTAGAGGTTTAATATGAAGATTGGAAACAGCTTAACAGAACCAGAAGCAATTCTGCTTAAGGGTGTTATCAAAGAACACCTGAAAAATCGTAGGCTCCAAGAGGGCACAATCCTGATTGAGACAAACTACGAAGCTGGAATGATTGAGTTTCTTGATGAAGATACTGGTGATGCACTTTGCCTTTTACCAACTCACCTCTTCACTACTGAGTTTCGAGATTCTAAATCAATCTCTGTGAAGCTGGTTCCAAGCATTGAGTTGTATGAAGGTATGCAGTATCACGTAGCTTCAAAGCTTTACTTAACATCTTTTTAGATGATATTGTGGATTTGGTAAGGCCAGAAGCTGGTGAGTATGTAATCACTGCTGAATGTCAGAATAACAGCTACATAACTCTTGCTGGCAATCTTGCAACGATGAACTTCTTAGATTTCATCCCAAAACACTTTGAAGACTTCCTTTCATCGTGTGGTGATGACCTTGATTTCATTGTAAAACTGGAACAAGAATATAAGGTGAATAAGAAATGAAAATCTTTAAAGTTGAACACTGTTACATGCAGAGTGGCGAACCAATACGTTGTCCTCATTGTGGTGGTACAGACTTCCAAGGTGAGGTAAGTGATATTGTATCTGGTCATGTAGCAGCAGAGTACACTCGTTGCCGTGGTTGTATGAAGGTTGTTTCTTTTTGGGCTTATGGAAGTTATGAGCCACATCCACATATTATTTACCATCCAGTTAAAGTTATTAAGAACGTCATCAACTGGTTTATCATTAAGGGGTTTTTCAAATGATTCGTTTAGTATTTGCAAGTGGTCGTAAAGGTGAGTTTGGTACTCCTGATGGGATGCCTTGGGAGCGTAACCGTGAAGACATGAAAGAGTTTAAAAAGCTGACTCAAAACCAGCTTGTAATCATGGGTAACGAGACTTTCAAGACTCTTGGACGTAAACCTTTACCAAATCGTGAGAACATGATTCTGTCAAACAACCTTCCATATTATGGGATAGACTTTGACAATGATGGTTTTGTTATTGCGAAGGTTGACCCAGACTCTTTCGGTGCATTCTTGAAGAAGATTGACAGCCAGATTGATGAAAATGTCTGTGTGATTGGTGGTGCAAACATCTTAAAATCCGCTTTACCGTTTGCTGATGAGGTTTACCACACAGTTATCTATGAAATTACTAAAGAGCCAACTGTGTATCTTCCTGAAGAGGGATTCTTTGAGTATTTACACGAACCTGAACTATTTGCTAGAATACAGGCTAAACCTCTGGATGATAAATCTGGGGTGGTCAATTTCTATGTTCCACAAGTAAGAGGACGTTTCTGATATGTCACAGGCAGATGTAAGTTACAAAAATATTCTGAACCATGTTTTAACAGTTGGTGAGCAGCGTAAAACCCGAACTGGTTCTGTAATTTCAACGTTCTCACCACCAGAGTTTCGTTTTGATATGCGTACTGGTTTTCCTTTACTAACCTCTAAACAGGTTCTGACCAGACAAGTTATTGGTGAAGCTTTATGGTTCTTGAATGGTGAGAATAAACTTGGTCATCTTCGCTATCGTACTTGGGGAGAAAACGATGGGGAACGTTGGACAATCTGGACAAATGACTTTGAACGTTGGCTTAAAACAACGTATGCAAGTGAGCAAGATTGGTTGGATGATGCAGGTGGACGTATCTATGGTGTCCAGTGGAGAGCCTCAGAAGGTCATGGTGGCGTTACAGTTGACCAGCTAGACAATCTGATTACCAAGATGAAAAAGTCTCCTACAGACCGTTACATGCTGGTTAATGCTTGGAATGCTGCTGATATCTCAGCTAATGCAATGGCTTTACCACCTTGTCATGTACTTTTCCAGATTTACATCTCGAATACTGGTGAAGTGGATTTAAAATGGTATCAACGTTCTGTAGACAGCTTCTTAGGTTTACCATTTAACATTGCGTCTTATGGTTTTATCTTGGAAGTGCTTTGTAAGATGACTGGATATACACCTCGTTATCTGATTGGTACTTTTGGTGATACTCAGATTTATCAGAACCATATGAATCAGGTATTCCAGCTTTTAGGGAATGAAGAGTTTCCTGCACCGAAGTTTGAGATTGTTCAAGATTTAAAATGTCTGGATGACCTCAAACATATGACTGCAAGTAACTTTATCGGTGGTTTCAAAGACTATCGACATGCAGGGAAGATTGAAGCTCCCTTGTCAGTAGGTTGATAGATACAAAAAAGGCTCCTTTTTACGGGAGCCTTAAACTTATTTTTTCTTAGCATTTTGAGTATTCTGTTCAGTGATTGCTTGCAAAGCTGATACAGACTGTGCTAGGTTGTTAACACTGTCAGAGAATTTATCAAGGGTTTTAGTCAACTTGGCGTTTTCACCCTTTACGTTCTCTAGCTGAACCTTCTGGTTCTCCATACCTAATTGCAGGAGTTTCATGTCAGACTGTAAATCACGAATAGCTGAATAGTTGCTTTTGTTGTAACTATCTAGCTGTTGTAACTTTGTCGAAACGGAAACTTCCTGCTTCCCACTAGACACCTGCATTGTAGTGTACATACCAATTACACTGAAGATACCCACAACAATTGCACCAATGTTATTTTTGAAAGCATCCTCTAACCACTTCATTCTTTCTCCCCTTTAAAGGCTTTTTCCAAGTTATTAACAAATTCATCATCAATAGGCGTATCTGTCTTACTCGCAAGGTATCTTGCAAGTCTGAAGAAGGCTTTCTCAATCATGTATTCACTCAGAAGGGAAAGTAGAAGTTTCCAGAGGAAGCTACCCAAGTTTTTTAAGAGGATTGCTAGGATAGTCGGCATTATGTCACCTCATCAGCCAAGATGGTGAGAATACCTATGAAAATATTAACACCATCTTAACATTTAGTCAACAAATTGATTACGCCGTTCTAACCCATGCCATCAATCTGATAAACAAGTTCACAACACTGAATGCTGAACCAGAACCTGTACCACCAGTGTTACCACTAACTGTGTGGGTGTGAGCACCAATACCAACTGTGTGAGCATGGTTACCAGCAGAAGCAGCAGTACCAGAGATTGTGTGGGTGTGAGCACCACCTGCATCAGTGTACCCCGGCCCTACACCAACCTTACCACCACCACCACCAGAGTAGTGTGTAGAGTTCTGACCAATCCACGAGATAGAGTGGTTGTGGTTACCAGCAGAAGCAGCAGAACCACTTACAGAGTGAGTGTGAGCACCAGTAGTGTTAGAGGTCTTCGTACCATAGTCAAAGCTTGACGTTGTAGCGGAGAAGCTGTGAGTGTGCGAAGGGATATGCCCTACAGATAATGTCACAGTGTCTGCACCACCAACTGACTTCACATCTGAACCATTCGCTGCACCGATTCTAACTGTTCTACCTACACCCTCATTCAGATACGTCCAAGTCATACCTGCAAGAGTTGTGTTAGGATTCTGGTTAGTAGCAAACCATGTTACAATCCCAACTGGATAGACTTTCTTAAGGTCAGTGGAATTAGTAACAGCAGCAGCAATTTTCTGGTCAGTTTCTGCTTTAGTATATGCACCGATTTCAGAAGGTGTTGGTTTCTGTGCTTCTGTATACACTTTAGACCAAGCAGCTTCAAAACCATAGCTATCCCTAGCCGACCTGTACCACATCCCACCATTTTTATAGTTGAATTTCAACTGAGCAGACGGTGTTGATGATGCACCCTGATACATATGGTAGACCAGTTGTGTTGAGCCACCAGTTGAAAATGTAACATTGTACAAACCTGTCTTGGCATTCCACGCTACGCCATCTCCACCATTCTGTTCAGTGGCATTGCCTGATGAGCCAGCAAGCATAAATCTAGAGTTAGCTGCTGTCTGTGTGAAGTATCTTGCATCCAAGTTACCCCAATCAGAAGGTTTTACCTGTCCAGTAATCTGTAAAGATTTTGACAGAAGAACTTCATCAGACAAATCAATTCTTGCACCAGTTAAGTAGTTATGGAAAGATGCAATACCAGAACCGTTTGTACCACAACCAATATACCACTTATTAGTGTTATCAGTGTTCTTACCAACAATGTAGGAAGCATTGTTCTGAGCCTTACTATAGACTCTAAGTGCTTCACCATCAGACTGAATATTCTGCTGTAGGGTGAATGTGTTAGCTTCATTCTTCTTAGCAAGATTTGCGTATGAACCGATAAGAACATAACGGGAGTCAATGTTAGTCCAGTCTGATGGTTGAACCTGTCCAGTGATTGCAAGACTCTTGTTAACTCTGACCATGTTATCAAGCAATACATAGGTATCATTTGAGATGTTTGTCAATACAACTGAGTTGCTACCATCTGCATAGTTACCTACAGCCCACTTCATAGAAGCATCTGTGTTCTGACCTTCAATGTAAAGTGCTTTACCACTTGTCAAGTTCTTCAGAGTTAATCTTGCACCGTCACCAAGTAACGTTGTAGTCCCTCTGAAGGTGTTGTTTCCAGTAATCGTGTTAGCTGCTGCCAACTGAACAAATCTTTGGTCTGCTGCATCACGAGTATAGAATCTTGCATCAAAGTTTGCAAAGTCTGAAGGAACAACCTGTCCAGTTACTTGAAGCTGCTTGTTAATACCTACAGAACCAGTGCCAAGAACAATGTTAGTATTCTGTCTGGTGTTTGCAATAGTAACGTCAGAACCAGAACTCAGGTTACCAATTGTGAATCTTACAACGTTTGCTGTATCACGACCTTCATAATACAATGCAGCCGCAGCAGTGTTCTTCAGAGTCAAACCAGCATTATCTGTCTGGAAAATCTGACTTGCTGTGAAGGTATTTTGAGTTCCCTTGATAGCAAATCTTGCATCGTTCTCATCATTAGTTCTCATCCCAAGTTCATTAGGGGATGGTTTGTTCAGAGTGTGGTAAACAGTTGCACTTCTTGAAGCATCTGCAATAGTCAGTTTAAGACCATTTGCATTAAGCTTGAAAGTTTTTGCAGTATCACCGAAGACAATTTCAGAGCTACCTGTTGGGTCAAGTAAATCTTTTCCTCCATAGGTAAGCTTCACAATCCCTAAATTACCTGTCATGGTTCCACCAACTAATTGCAGAAATCTTTCCAGTCTAAATGATGCAAGAAAATCTGCATAAGTCATTCTACGGTCTTCATCACCTAACATCTCAGTTCTTTTCTTAACTCTGACATGCAATAGGTCATCAGAACGAATTTCGTTAATCGAGTTTAGTTCACTCAATTTAAATTCTGCCATTATACAATCCTCTTAAAAGGGGCTAAAAAGCCCCTGTAATAATTAAGCAGTTCTTTGCCATACATAAAGTACGAATGATGGCTGTTCAATATTGAACGCTTGACCAGAACCAGTTGAACCAGTTGTACCAGAGTGGGAGTGCTCACCTGCTCCAGTTACTGTTGCTGTTGCTGAGTGGTTGTGAGAACCAATCGCTACAGAATGGCTGTGAGCACCAATTGCAACTGTGTGGTTATGCGCACCGATTGCTACAGAGTGAGTATGGTTATTAGCCGTTGTCAGTGTTGCTCTTGGGTCATAATCTGCACCTACAACTGATAGTCCCGGTAAGCTACCATTATCATACCCACGATTGATAAGTGTGGTCTGTGTGAAGCCAGCAGAACTTGTTGTCTTGTTGCCGTAGTTAAATGTACTTACTGTTTTGGTTCCATAGTCAAACGTTGTAGTTCCCTTCGTACCATAGTCAAAAGCATTAATAGAGACAGTTGCACCGTGAGTGTGACCACCACCTGTAACGTACACTGAGTGAGTGTGAGCAGGGATGTTATTAGCAGTCAGTGCAGCAGTCTGTGAACCAAACGTCGAACCTGCTGGTCTGGAAGCACTATCATAACCCACAAGTGCTCTACCTCTTGAAACTAGCTCCCAAGTACCTCCACAAATCAGGTAAGTAGATGGGTTAGCAGCATTCATAGACAAGTGGATAGTACCAACTGGATATGAAGCCTGAACAGCCCTGTATAGACTATTAACAGCTCTTGCTGTAGCATACTTATCAGCATCTTCGTTATATGCGTTAGAGGCTAACCAGTTCTGAACATTACCCAAACCAACTTGTGATTTAGTTGTGTTGTGAGGGTTGTTCTTATCATTGATGTGAGCCTGAATAAGTTGATTAACTTCATCAGAAGACATAATCTGCAAGTTTGCTCTTGCTTCGGCTACGTCAACAATATCTGATAAGTTATTTGCAGCGACAAGCTGTAAAGCGTTTAATACGTTACCCAATTCAACCTGAACCTTTGTGACACCGTGAGGGTTATTTCTCAGGGATGCGTGGGGGTCAAGTAATTGCTCAAGTGTACATCTCTTATCCTCAATACCTTGTTTAAGGTGGAAGATATCACTTAACTCAATTGGTAACGACGCTTGAGGCAAGGCACTAATTTGAATTTCACCTACTGCCATTATTAGCCTCCAATAAATTCATAAGTGTACTGATTAGTTGTGCTTGTTGGAGCAGTACCTGTCACGGTATTAATAAGGTTCCATCCAGCCGATACTAAATCAGGTTGCTCGGTAGCAAAGCTTCTGACTTCACCAACAATAGCTGTTGTCCCATTTGCTCTTTCCAGCAAATAGTTTAAAATATAGTTATACCACTGACGACCCATTGGTTCGCCACGAAGTAACCCTGTTGCCTGAATCTCAGGAGGTGGTAACACTTTTAACTGGTTACCATCAGCGTCTACATCATCTGTAGCCCATCTTACTGCATCTGCCATTATGAACTTCCTTCCTGTTGAGATTTATCTTTTCTGCCTTTGATGATTTGTGCAACTTCAGCCATTACACCATATTCACCACCTGCAACCGTTTCTTTACCGACAATAAAGTTGTCGTTACTGTTATTCGTTCTGCTCACATTCATATAATCTTTTGAAGTGCTTCCAGCAGTTCTATCAATTCTGAAATATCCGTCTCTTACACCTGCATCTGCTAAACTACCCAACAAGTTAGCCTCAAGAGAACCACCTGTGTTATTCGTTACAAGACCTCTGTTATTATCTGTTACAAACCAGTTGTCTTTGTCGTCAACGATGGCTAAAGCTGAGTCAGCAACTTCTACAGGTGTCCAAGCAGTACCATTCAAAGTTACATCTCTTAAGATGACTGCTGAACCAATTGTTGTTGCAGCAATCTTTGAAAGTGTGTATGCTGTATCTAGAACGCTATTTCTCGTATTAACACGGATAACAATACCAGCCGTCATAGGCGTGATATGCTCAAACACCTGTGAAAAGGTAGCGTTGTAAAGTGTCATTACGGCATTTTGAAGAAACGCTGGAGTTGTGTCAGAACGTCTTAGGAAAATTTGGATATACAGCATTGCACGATATGAATCGTCATCAGCACCAAGAGGTCTAGGGACTTTAATCAAAGCCCCGATGTTGTCTAATTGCTGACCGATAGCTGTACGGATATTACGTTCTGTGTGCATCTGCCAAGTAATATCCTCTAACAATTGTAACTCATCTGTAATAGATTTCAATAGACTAGTGTAAATAAACTTTTCTTTGAATTGAGTTACAGTTCTTTCATCCAATGTTTTGTAATAGACGTCTTCAATCTTTTCAAACATTGTTACTCCTTAGTGATAGTGTACTGGCTGCTTTCCCATACCGTATACTGGTCACCATCAACTGTGATTCTTGAAGTAGTGTACTGGTCGTCTGTTGGTGGAACTGCTTGGTTATTTGAAAGGGCAACTTTAATCTCGTTGATTTCAATACCCTGAATAACATCATAGATGTATCCATAGATTCTGTTAGGAATCACGTCATTACCAACTTTCAGAGTTCTACCATAATCGTTAATACCCTGTACAATACTGTCATGGATATCTTCTTCAGGAATTGTCAAACTTTCTTCATCATACAACTCGTAAGTTACCTTAACAAAGACATACTTAGGTGTTGGTCTGCTGAAGTAAACGTTATGAGCCAAACCTCCAAGGTCGTATGCAGTACCAAAGATGGAACCATAAGCCCTGATACCAGCAGGTTTAGTATCCCAAATAGCTTGAGCAACGTTATCATTCTGACCACCTACAACGACAATCTTGAAAGATTTCGGAGGAATACCATCAGAAGTTGTTGTCTCAGTGTCGTTCTCAACACCTGAAGCATCTGAAACACCCTGAACTCTCTTGACAGCAGCAACGATAGCGTCTAAAGTACCTACACCAGTAACGGTTAAAGACTCTAGATAACGTTGACGAAGTTCTGTATCAGTTTCTTCATCACGTCCTGTTGTCAAGTCGTATCTGTTAAATACACTATCAAGACCATCTACAGTTGTTTCAATTTCAATCAGTGTTCCTGCCAAAGCTGGAATAGCACCAACCTGTTCAGCAACCACATCGTGAATTGTAGTAATCTTCGTAAAGCTTAGGAAGGTAGTTGCAGTAACAACCATAGGGTTTGTTCTGGCAATGATATCTCCTTCATCTTTGTAGATTCTTAGAGATGAACCATCATTAATAACTTCAGCTTTAGCAACAATACCACCATTAATAGCGTCTGCAAGTTCGTTTAGCAGAGTTGTAATAGTGTCTGAAGAAGTTGGCTGATAAGAGAAAACAACGTTATCAATAATAATAACATAGTTTGCATCAGTACGTAAAGAGTTAACTTCTAAAACTGCTTCAACACAATAAGATGGTGTCAAGGTGAATGTAGAAACTGGATAGAAAATATTACCAGCAGTACTTCTCAGTCTTGTTGTTGAAGGGATTGAAGCACCAGTTGTACCAGTAAATTCAGCCTGTCCTCTTGTAGCCTGAGCAACATATCTGTAGATTGCGTTTAAGGCTGTGATATCATCTAGGTTGAATCCCTCAGCTTTATCAATGGTGTTACCATCATAAATCTCAGACAGTACTTCATGGGTATCTGCTAAGGCTCTTGCTACTGATGCTAAGAACAGACCTAGTTGGCTGTCTTCAGATACGTCAAGGTTTGGGGAGATATCTCTTAAAAGTCTTGCTTTGATGTTATCAAAGATTTCTTGATATCTCAATGTTTGTAATCCTGTTGCGGTTAATCCAGCCATTAAATATTCACCTCTTGTGTAATATCTGTTACGATATCAGTAGATGTTGTCGCATCGAAATTAACAGTTACTTTTCTCAGTGCATTATCCATTGTTGAAGAGTAGTTATAGATATTCGTCACATCTCTTGTCTCAACAAGGTAAGCTTTCATGTAGTTATCAAAGATAGCTGTTCTCTGTTTGAATTTAGCCAGTTGCAAATAAGGGAATCCAGCAGATGTGTTAAAGAACACTTCTCCAGCCCTTAATAGGCATCTGATATGTAATCTTTGTGCAACCCGACCAGCCTTATCATCTTCTGGAATAATTCTAATCTGGTTACCAGTAATTTTTAAATCTCCGTGTTCTACGTAGACGGTATCAGACCCTAAATTAGCTACGTAGCTTCCACCAAGATTCAATGCAAAATCTGTCTTCATTATTGTGCCTCTGTAGTATCTGCTTCACCAGCAGGGTCAGTCCAATAATAATGGTGAGTGTGTTCGTTGAAACTTACACCTGTTGTATCACTGATAAAATCTGAACCATGAACTTCTTCAGTTACGTAAAGGTTCTTGGAAATATGGACGTCACCAGTAAAATAAAAATTCCCATCATCAGTGATTCTTAAAACGGAGTCTCCGTAATGTAATCTCACTGCTGTAGGGTCTGGGTTGAAGTTCTGGGTTCTTGTACCGATACCAACAAATGCTACACAGTCGGACATATCATGAGTTCTTCTCAGATTTGTTTCCATCTGTACGTTTTTATCGTTTACAACGAAGTCGTCAAGTGGCAGCATAGAGAATGCTAACCAGCATCTGTCATTTGTTTTTACAGGGAATGTTAAAGATGCTCCACCACCACTAGGGAATTGAACTGGAACACCTGTAATTTCAGGCATTGGAAGACCATCAATAGAATATAATGGCCTTACCGTTGCGGATTGTGTTTTTGAGTCGTAAGAAACAATAATTGCTGGAAGACCAGTGTATAGTTCCTTTTTAAACTCATCGAGACATTCTGAAACATACCCTGACATTCTAGCTACGGGTGATTTCATTATTCTACCTTCTCTAAGTCAAGTTCTGTTGTCCAAGCACCACCTGTGAAGTCCATACTGTGAGACAGACCTTTCACACGGTACTGACCTTCAAAGTCTTCACTTTCTCTGATAGTAACGTTGTCTCCCATCTTAATACGACCGTCTAAGTGAATCTTACAACGTACACCAGTTTTGACTTTAATCTCTGTCTTATTCTGCTTTTTAAGAACCTTTCGAGTTCTTCTGTAATAGCCTTGCAGAGAGTCAATCACGTTATATGGGAAAATCTCCCAAGAAAGCTGTTTAGCTTTAGCGTTAAATGGCACTACACGGATTTGTTTGTTGAAGGTGTACCAACGTAGCCCACTCTCTTCACAAACCTTTGTAAGTGCTTCTGCGGTGCTTCCCCAGACGCTAAAACCATTCTTGTAAGTATAACCTTGGATATTTGAAAGGTCTTCATCAATGAGTGTGAAACCTAATCTGCTTACCAAGTCTCTGATAACACTTTGTCTGGATGTACCAGCTTTATATGAAATAGAGGTCTTGATAGTGGTTCTTTCCATTTTGTCATTTGAGCAGATTACTTTTGTAATCATATCTACACCACGTTTATACGTGTAAGCATACTCAATAGTGCCTAAGTAGATAAGTGGCAAGTTGTCATATTCAATGACCAAATCACCATTTGCATCTCTTTTAAATCCGGTTGTATAACCTGCTCTAAGCATTACTGTAGCTCCTACAGTTTTAAACTTAGAACGCATGTCTTTATTCAGGTTGTAGATTTCAAATGTTGTGTCATCTGAAGTAACCTTATTCTTTTGAGATGTATAAGACACACTGCAAGTGAATTGCAAGTTGTCGAAATAAGTCATCTGCATAGAATCTTTGGCGTGACTTGTTGGTTTATCGTTAAAGGCTGTAGATTCACTCCCTACAGCCAGTTGATAACACCTGAAAGCAGCGCCAGCAGTGCTATCTTTTACAGCCATTATAAGTTCTCCATCAAACGCATATCTTCAGAAGTGTAATAGTTAAGTTCAAATGCCTTATCCCTTCCAAAGTTATTTCTTGATGGTTGTAAGTCAGTTCCGAAGATTTTTTCAACGAAGATTTCACCAGCTAAGGAAGGAATTACATAGCGGCCTGTGATAGATTGGTCGGCAAGGCATTTCTTTTCAGATAATAATACATTACCATCAACATCAGTTAGCGTCAAGAACCATCTGTCAAGCCTTTCTTTGTATTTCAACTCAATAACAAACACAGTACCCTCTAAAGTAACTGTCTGAGTTGACCATTCCGTATCTGGAACAGGAATATACTGAGACATTAATAAGTTCCTTTCTTGTTTGGGTTAACAGAAAAAGTCTGCAAAGCTTTACCTGTACCAGCACCCCTATTAAGAGCCTGACCAGCAGTTCTTTCAGCTTCATCACTAAATGTTGTCTGGCCTTTGCTGGTATTTGCAGAACGACCACAAGCAGCAAGAGCACGATATTCATCACTTGAAAGTTCTCTTACACCATTCGATTGCAGGTCATAAAGAAGCTGACAATTTAATTTACCGTTCCCTAAAGAGGTCGTGGTGTTACCTGTATTCTTCTTTGAAGTTGCCCCACCATCATTTGTAGTAGCTGTTTTACCAGTTGCTGCTGAAACGTCTGTCTGTCCAACTACAGCTTTAAATTCCACACCTTGGAAAGTCATCTGGATACGAAGACCGTTTGCAATTGTGTGTTCTTTAGAAGCTTTGAAGTTTGTGATAATGCTATCATCAATCTTAATACCATCTTTACAGATGACCGAAATAATCTGCTTCTGGTCTCGCCAAGTTTCTACAGTGTCGATAAAGTTTTCTACAAGTTGACCTTGACGTGTGCGTAATAGGCTACCTTCGTAGCCCACTACAACAACACCAGAGATAGTAATAGTTTTTGGAGCACGTTGAACGTTATCAGTTACAGTCTGTCCAGATTGCATTGCTTGAGTCGTCACCATCATAGGTGAATCATACTCCATATTCTCTGTTGCAGACAATGTCAAAAATGCGTCCACATTATCTCTCAGATGGAAGTAAATACCATCCTTACCAGAGTATTTAATTTGCATATTAGAATCCCATAACATTATTCTTCCTCTGGGTAACTTGAGTTAAGAAGGATATCTTCTTGGTTCTTGTCCATGATATCAACCGTCTTAGTAGCAATCTGCTTACCATCCAGATTGAATGAAACATTCAGAGTCTGTCTAGTCTGCATAGGGAAACCAGAAGGTGTCATCATCATTGGGGTTTGGTTGAACTTAGTTGCAAAGTTATTTAAAGACTCTGACAAGTTGTTCATGATAATATCCCAATTGGACATTCCATTATCAACAAAGCTACGATTACCTTGAGCATCTACAGAATATTGTGCAAACTGTAGCTGTCCATTCTGGTCAAAGAACATTGGACGTTTTGGGTTAGTAATGCTTGATACGGCATCTTCGAAAGGTTTTGGAAGGTTTACTTCACTAAATCTACCATTATTCTTTCTGTCTGTAGAGCCAGATAACATCAATGATGAACCAACTGTACCCAGAGCCATTCTGGTTGCCGATACTCCTGCAACACCTGCTGCTTCAGATGCGGCTGCTGCACCACCTAAACCAAACTTCTGCATGATTTTTGCAAAGATACCTTCTTCAAAGATACTCTTAACGAACGCTACAGTACCACCGAAGATTTTTGCAACCTTATTAATGGCAGCAATTGCAGCACCAATCATAGCAAAGGTTGAGACCAGTTCAGCAGAATCCTTGATAAGTTTCTGTTGACTTGCATCCAAATCCTTGTACCATGCCATTGCAGAGTAATATAGTGAAGATGTTCTGTACATGATATCTGTTACGAAGTCAAGTAAGTTACCAGCACCTTTTAACAGGTAACCAATCACTGTGCCAAGTGCTTCAGCAGTACCCATAGAACCTTGTAAGAACATTGCAATGGATTGTGAAAGCTGTGAAATACCGTCGCTAGAGTTATTAAACAATGCAACTAACATGTTATCCCACATAGACTTCGCTTGACCCATTGAGGTAGCTGTCTGCTTAGATACGGCATTCATACCACCTGCTGCCTGTACCAACTCAGCCATCTTTTCAGATACCTTTGGAAGTACATCTTCAGCAAGGAGTTTACCGTCCTTCATCATCTTATCAAGTTCTTGTGGTGTCTTACCGATAGCATCAGCAAATAACTGTACAGCACCTGCCAAACGGTCACCTAACTGACCACGAAGTTCTTCAGCCTGAATCTTACCCTTAGAAGCCATCTGTTGGAAAGCAACCATGATACCTTTCAGGTCTTCGTCTGTTGCACCCCTGATACGGGAGAACATCGCAGCATTCTTATAGAACTCCTGAGTCCCTTGGAATCCAAGAGCAGGTTGAGCACCAGCAGCAAAGTTTGAGTATTGCTTCATGGTGTCTGTGTAGTTCTGTCCAATCTGATGAGCAAACGATGCAGCGAACATTCTAGCTTGCTGTGTATCTGCTCCAAAGATAGCTGTTGAGGCTAACTGTGCAGACTGTCTTTTAACACCTGCATCAATCGTCTTCTGAGCCAGTTCCAAGGCTGCATAAGCTGAAACAAAACCACCAATCATCTGACGTAGAGATGAGTTAGCTCTTTCCTGAAGCCAAGCTGATTCTCTGACTGACTTGAGTCTAGCATTTTCTGCAATAACCCAACGCTTGGTAACGTCAATGAGCTTTTTGACTTCCATCTCATATTCACCGACTTTACCAGTTCCCTTATATTTGTTATAAAGACCTTGCAGGTTTCCTCTGAAGGAAGCTGCCATTTGGTTACCTTGTCCACCAATAGTTTCAAGGCGACGTGTCAGACCAGAGTAGAAGTTGTTGTTAAACATTCTTTCCATCTGTCTCTGAGCAATATCAGGTCTTGGAGGTCTTGGGTTACCACTTCCACCAGTAGGAGGGAAACCAGTACCACCTTTTCTACCACCACGAACAGTGACTTTTCCATCAACTTTCATAGCGTCTCTTAAAGCCTTGTTAATTTCCTTGGCAGTTTTTCTACCTTGAGTTTCCAGTCTTTTAAGAGATTTAACACCTTGTGAATCAAGGTTAAGGGAGTTGTTGAGTGCTTTATTGATTCTGCCCGAAGCAGTCTGAGCGTTTTTTACAATTCTGTTTAATGCTTCCTGTGAAGACTTATTAGGTTTCACGTCAAAGGCTTTGTTAATATTACGTTCGATTCGTTGAGCAGACTGCATAGCCATCCTTTCAACTCTCTGCAAACCTTTAACAACCTTTTCACTGAAACCCAACTCCACAATAAAGCTATCAACTGTATATTGTGCCATTAAATTTTACCTGCCCTTCTAAGTTCGTTATAAGCAATTTCTTCTTTGTATGACCTCTGGATTTCTAAATATTGTCGCAGAGATAATAAATCGGAGAAAGTCATTGAGAAGAGTTGGTCGAGTGTTTCTTTACACCCTTCCATACCGTAAATAGCAAGCACAAATTTCATCTCATCTGCTTCTTCATAAGTTGCTTCTACAGCCCCATCAGTCAATGGGGTCTGCATAGCACTACTCATGCTTACTGAGAAGTTAGGCTTTTGAAAATGCTTGCTTCGAAAAAACTTCCGAAATTAGCCTCCAGAGCAAATGCCAAGAAGTCAATAAATTCACCGTAGTTTGCTTGGAAGTATTTATCTACGTTTAGAGGGAAGTCATCTACAGTTGCACCTTGGAATAGCAGAGCAGCCATTGAGTCAATATCGAGTTCATCAATACGGTCAAAGCAAGCTTCAACTAATTCTTTAAAAGGTACTGCTGTTACACTTTCTTCACCTTCTTTCTGCTCTTTCCCAGATAAACTTGAAAACATCTGAGCAATTGTCGGTACAACAACTTTACCGAGTTTCATCGACATTTTAATACCATCTCTTGCACCTAGCAGGACAATATTCACTTTCTTACCATTAATAATTTTAGATTCTGTCTTCATTGTGATTCCTTAAATTTTCTTAGGCTCTATAAACGAAAAAAGGGAAGACCTTTTACAGTCTCCCCCTTATTAGGATGTTCTTAAACACTTGACGCAGGAATCGTAGAAGTGTAGTCTAGCTTCTCACAACCAAAAATCCAAGTTTTAGAGTTCTGGTCACGACCAAGTTCAATCTGTGGCAGTTCCTGCAACCATGCGTTGATACCAGTTGCCAGAACAGAACCAGATGGGTCGTAGATTACGAAGTTAGAAGAGATATCTTCTTCAAGTTCCATGTCATCTTGTTTAGCTTGAATCGCAGAAAGCATTTGGTTAGAGAGTGAAGTCTGCATTAGCTCAATCTCAATAGTACCTGTCTTGTCTGCGTTTCTTGTCAGAGCTACCTGACCACCTGCACCAACAACTGGTGTAACAAGTGGAGAAGTTCTCTGTAGACGTAAGAATGAATCTGGAGCAAAGCCTTCGATGGCAATACCATTCCAGCTACATACAACGTCTTTAGGGGAATATTGCTGATACATAGCCATTCCAATTTACCTCTATTATTCGTAAGCCACTGTACCTTTCAAGTCAACATCCAAGATAGCACCTGCTAAGATACCTGCGAAGGTAACGTCTTTCAGGATACGAGCTTTCTTGTCTGCCAAAGCAACTTGAGAGGCTTTAGGAACATTAACTGTGTAAGATGACAGGAAGTTTCTGTTAACTGCTCTTTGCAGAGAGGTTTCAATGACCTGACGAATACGGGTAATACCAGTATCATCATAAGTAATCTTACCACCCTTCTGATTAATTAGCAAGTCTCTCAGAGAAGTTTTCAAGTCAGATTCTAACCAGTCAACACCACGGATGATATCAATCCATTCACCACCAGAAGTGATACCTCTACGTACAACTGGAACACCGCCATCAAGGTCGATGAAGTTGCAGTGACGTACATCCAAAGCGGATTTCTGAATGCTTGTCAGAGGTCTCTGATTAGCTGGCTGAAGAGATGCTTCAACACCAGTCAACTGAGCGTTACCCCAAGCAATTGAACCTGCATCATACGGAGCACCGTAAGCAATGTAAGCCATTTCTGGGTAGTCATAGCTGGCAGAGTGATGCCACAAGCAAACTGTACGAGTGTACATGCTCTTAGCAAGCTGTGCAGGAACATCAGAAGCTGATGCCAGTTCGGTTCCTTGCAGTGCAGCCACATCAGAGTTAGCTGTGAAGAAAATCTTCTTACGAGCCTGAATCTCTGAAGCCATTGCCAAGACGAACTGTGCAGTTCTGTCTTCAGCAGAAATGAAGTACCAGTCAGTTGAGTACGTTTCAATTGCAGCCAGAGCACTTGCAGCAGTATCAGCAGTTGTACCAGCGATTGACACAGAACTTGTTGTTGATGTAACTTTTACGAAGTCATTGTCACCAGCTTTTGTAACAATCATGGTTGCAGAGCTACCAGTACCTGTTACGTTGATAGTAACATCATCTTTGATTGTTGGGTCAGCTTCAATCTGGTCTTTAAACTGCGTCAGGACAATCAGAGCAGTGTCATCAGCTTGAGCAGTGTATTGGTATGGCTGAGAAACCCCACCACCTACAGCAATCGTCAGAGAGTAATCTGTGCTTTCAGTTACTTCATCTGGGATTGAGACTGTATACTGCATAGCACGTCTACCAATATACAACTGAGTAACCTTTGGAGTTTGGCTCCATAGCTGTTTTGCTGCTTTATATGCAGCAGTGCTTTCATCGAAATCTTCAGCAACTTCAGTCAGAGAAGTATAGCCACGAACCCTTTCTTCAAAGTTGTCTGTTGACGCTAAGAATAATGGTAGACCAAAACCTTCTCTTGTAGTTCCTGCGGTGTTCAATGTAATATCTACATTAACAATTGGATTCCACATTTATTTTACCCCTTTGGAGTCTACATCTAGATGGATAGTATATTCTGGTGGCTCCTGTCCTTCCTCATAAACCAACTCACCATCAACGATAACGCGCTCAATAATACCGCCACGTTCATCTTTCAAGACTGAGTTCATTACAAGGGTTACAACAAGAGGTGCAGAATTTTCGAAATCTGTGTTAAGATAAGTGTAATCATTCGGGATAGCTCCAGTATCAAGTACCGTAGCACCTGTTTGTTCAAGCAATAAATCCCTTGTGGAACTCATCTCTAACCTTTGTTTTAGCTCCAGCATAATACTGTGAGCACCTTTACCATTTACAGTAATTAGTACGGGAATCTGAAAAGCAATTCGATAACAAACTACGTCATCTTCCACGAATTTATCAAGTACCCAACCATAAGGTGTTGTAGCATCTTGGCAGTATACTGTAATGAATGGCTGGTCAGGTTTTAAACCTTTATCGTTAGAGTTGTCAGAGGGATAAGCCCTAATAACGTTTGGTCTGTTATTCTTATCACGAGCTAATCGGTGACCAATAACATCTACCAAAGTTCTAACAATCCCTTTCTCAAGTTCTGCTGTTTCTAACTGCATTCATTTTATCCCTTCTAATAATGATATATTCATAATGGGATGTGTAAGCTAATTGATTTGACCAATCCATTGTCATAAATACTTCATACTCGTGACCATCAATCATCACAATATCAGATTCAGTCCAATCAACATCATCAGATGTTCTCAACTTAGCTACAGTATAAAGGATTCTGGTATCAGTCAGTCGAATACCTTCAGGTAAAACAATCTGTGTACCATTCTTCACAGAACCCTTAATATATGGCTGGATATTACCTTTGCAGTTAATCTCTACAATATCTTCTGAAGCTACCCAATCACCATCGTTATTGTAATAACCATCCTCAGATACTTTACGCTTAACTACAAAGCGGTGTCTGTTTAAGAGTCTCATTTCTTAATACCCTTTTTAGTAGAAATTTTATAAGCAAGTTGGTCTCTTAAATCACCCGTCTCAACAAGAGGTGCGTTAAAACCTTTTTTCTTGACTGTGGAAGGTGCGTTAGGAGGAAGGATAGCAGTATTACCGAAACCTCTTTTAATTGACTTCTGAGCACTCTTTGCAAAGGCTTCCAAAGTATTTGTAGGGTCTACGTTAAGACTGTTAAGTTGCTTATAGAGATTCTTCTTAGTCTGCTCTAACAAGGTCTGTCTGTTTAGCATCATAGTGATTTCAAACAACCTACGATATACTTTACCAGAAGCTGAGGGAACCCCAATAACTTCGTGTAAGTACATTAAAGCAGGATAAGAAAAACCAGAGCTATGTTGACCTTGTTCTTGAAAATACCCAACTTGAGCATTAGCCGTATGCAAGTTCTTCATAGCCCCGACTAATTTAGCTCTCGCGGGGTGAATAACCCTTTTAACCATTATTCATCTCGCTCGATAATAAATACGCCATTGACATTAGGGCAGAAGTCTCTACCATGATATCTAGCAGCATCGCCATATTCAGTATATTTCTTGACAGAGCAAGGATTCTGTTGACGCCTGATATCAATATCACACTGACTAATCCCACCCGCATAAGGTAGACCAGACACTGAACTTTTAATCAGGTCGTCGTAGACAGCTTTTAGAGACTTGAATCTGGAAGAGTTACGTAAGTAAACACCACCAACTTTCTCATCTCCCATCTTGGCTACTTGAAAGAGTAAATATTTAAGAGCTTTGATGGCTGCTTTCTTTTCGTCTTTACCAGATTCCACATAGAACCACTCTAGCACCGACTGTTCAATAAGAAGTTCATCGTTATTGGTGTCGGTGCAGAGGATTCTTACTCTATCAAGAGGGTTATTGGCTGGGTCGCCTGTATAACACATTTATAACCCTCCTTTCAAGTATTAGTCTGGTTTAGCGTCAGAACGAACGTCTACCAGCAACTGAGGACGTGTGCAGTATGGCAGCATGTAAGAGTGAGCTTCGAAGTCAATACCTTCGTCACGGTCTTTTTCGTATTCGAATACGTACAGTTCCTGACCAAGAGTATTTGCGTAACCCATCTTAGGACATGGACCATATGCAACTTCGAAGATGTTGTTAGCTTCACCCAACATAGAAACGTTAGGGAACGCATGACCAACACCTACAGTGTTTGCTACGCCGTCGATGCTTACCAGAACGTGAGTCTTACCACGCTTATCTTGGAACTTACCGTTGTACTGAACGAACTTCACACCACCGTAGTAGAATGTGTTCATGTGCGCCTGAACGCCATCAGTACCACCAGTTCTCAGAGAGCCAGTAATCTGCTGCCAAGCCAGCGGAGTCTGCTGTGCAAGGTATGCGTCACGAATCTTCGGATGCTTGATAAGCTTGCTGAAGAACAGACGGTCAACAACAATGTGAATTTCTTCACCGTTGATTACAGTACCAACTTTAGCTTCATCTTCCATGTGCATACGAAGTTCTTCGATAGCAGCGTCGATATCAGCGTTTGGATTGTCAAGGTCGAAGTAAACAGTCTTCTTCTCAACGTCGAACTGCTTGAACAGGTCAGCGTACAGAACACCGTTAGCGTCGATTACTTTACCCTTCAGAGCTTGCATGAACAAGAACTCACGAGTAATATCGAACTTGGTACGAATCTTCATCAGCTTACGAGCACGAACAATAGCTTCAGTAGTCAGTTCGTTTGCAGTACCCGGCTGACGTACACCCTGAATTTCATCAGGAGTAATGCTTTCCACTTCCTTGAAGTACATCATTGGGAAGCTAATCTGCTTAACTCTCTCTGGAGCACTCGTCTCAGCTTTACGGCTGGTACGGTCTACTGCATCCAGTAAGCTAATGTCAGACTCAGTTAAATCCATCAGGAAAGTGGTCTGAGTAATTGGGGCAGAACGGAAAAGACCCAAACCGGAAATATAACCGTAAGTATTTGGGATAGACTGGACTTCACCAGTCAGGTCAGCAAGGAAAAATCTGCTTTTTTCAGAATTAGTTAATGCCATTATAAAATTCTCCAGAATGTCTTATTGTTATTACAGGCCAGTTGGTACGAAATCAATGCCTTTTGCTTTCAGAGCCGCCTTAACTGCGTCGGCATCAACATCTTCAGCCAGAGTTAAGAGGTCTTTCAGTTCAGCATCACGGTAGATACCAACAACTTTCAACTGACCGTGGTAAGACAGTTGCAGGTCTGCGTAGAAGTTAACGATGCAAACAGAATCAGCCTGAGCTTCTTCACCAGTTGCAACTTTGGTTCCATCGGCTTTCAGAACTTCACCTACACGGTATTCTGTAGCAGCGACTGGAGCGTACTCTTTACGAGAGTGACCTGTTGGTGTAATCTGTTCCCAAAGAATGATATCATTCAGTGGTTCTCTGTTACCTAAGTGAGTAAAACCTTCATATGCCATTATTTGTGTTCCTTATTTATTAAGAAGAGATTGCAAAGCATTCTGGAGAGCCAGTTTGCGTTGTTCTGCGGTGTCATCAGATGCGTTTTCAGAAGGTTTTTCTTCATCAACCAGTTCTGCTTCACCGTCATTACCCATTTCTTCCATTGCGTTAGAGTGTTCCAGAACAGCACCAGCAGTTTCTTTCAGCTTAGTGATTTCTGTGTCTTTCTCTGACATTGCAGAAGCATGAGACGCGATAGTTTCATTTAGTTTCTGGTTAGCACCTTCCATAGCATTCATAAAGAGAACACTCAGAGGGTTGTCAAGACCAGCGCCTAAGATAGCCTGAGCAGCTTCTGTTGCGTCAAATCCGAAAGCTTCAGCAGAAGCAGAAATCTTACCAGTCAGTTCAGACATAGTTTTTTCCTGTTCTTTTGCTTTCATCTGAGCAACCTGAGCGCGTAGAGCCTCTAGTTCTTGCTTTTCTTGTTCAGTCATTTCTTCACCTGAATTGTTAACGTTTAAACTTACAGGAGCTTCATCAGAACCTTGTAAGTAATTTAAGAAATCATCTTGAGACATGATTGAATTAATTAAACCAAGTTCAAGAGCTTCCTGAGCAGAATAAACATTCGCCTCAGTATTCTTTACAGCTTCTTCAGAGATATTACGTGCATCAGCTACAAAACCTGTGAAGGTGTTATAGGTGTCATTAATTCTCTGCTGAAGTCTTGTTTTGCTTTCTTCTGAGAGTGCTTGGAATGGAGAACCCAAACCTTTAAATTCACCAGCTTTAATAACGTTAATCGTAACGCCATTCTTTTCAAATGCTTTAGTTAATTCTTGGTGAACCATAATTACACCGATTGAACCAACATCTGCATCTGGTGATGCAATTACTTCATCAGCAGAACATGCAAGTGCATACGCAGCGGAACATGCGAACTCATCAACATATGCTACAATTTTCTTTTTGCCTCTGGAGGCTACGATGTGACGTGCTAATTCAAAACAACCTGAAGCTTCACCACCACCAGAATCAACATGCAGTACAATTGTCTTAATAGATTCATCTGCTAAAGCTTCATCAAAGCCTCTGCGTAAACCTTCATAAGAACTCAGACCACCAGTACACATTGCATCCATAAAGGTCATACGATGTGTTAGGCCACCCATAATAGGGATAATAGCAATGTCGTCTTTAACTTTTAAAAGACTTCTTGCCTCACCTTTAGGTTTGTCGAAATTGACTGCTGCTTGAACTTCACCTAACAAGCGATTATTTACATAAGTCGCTGCTGAGTGAGCTAGAGATTCAGTGGCTAGTAAAGGTTGGTTGAATAATCTATCAGCAAGTCTGAAGATATTCGAACTCATTTTACTCACCCTATTTGTTTAAATCCACCGATACTGAAGCGATAACATAGATACCTTCTTCAGCAAAGAATTGAGGGCTGCTAAGAGCACCTGTTGCCACGCATTTATCGTTGGCATCCCATAGGCTATAGTGTGAGACCGTTGCAGAAGCTGGTACAGTAATGTTAACTGTATCTTCTGAGGCAATTAAGCCGTTATTCGGTTCAGAGAAATAAATAGCCACTGGCTGAGTAACCTTATTTGCTGTAGGGTCTGCCGTTGGGTCTACATTGTGTAAAACAATAGTCGTTGGGGTTAGCGTGGCGAGGATTTTATTCTTACCATCAATAGTTAATGTTCCCATTAATTGAACCTTACTTTCTGTTTAAGGACTGTTGAATGGTTACCAGATTCATCCACCACATTTACAATCATATCATATACTTTACCTTTGACAAGTACTTTGTAATCATTTTGTGAAAAAATGTACTCAAGTCTGTTAGACTCTTTATTTACTGTCATTGGGGATTGAAATGCTGTGTCAATGGTAATGAACGCAGCTTCAACGCTATTAACGTTTATACGTTTATTCTCACAGTTATATAACTTTACACCCAAAAGGCATGAACTGTCAAATGGAATTTTAACAATTTCGCTACAATTGTTTGAAATAAACGAATTTCCGTTCATTGGAGCATCAAGTAACCTGCAAATAGTGAAAACGTTAGAGGTTCCACCATCACTTACATAACCTGAAAGGCTGACCCTTGAGCCAGCCTCTACAGATAACGTATCAGTAATAACCAGAACACCTCTATACGAATGCACTCGTGTAGCATTTGAAATAGAGATAACTTCAGCCATTATTTATTTGCCTTATTCGCTGTACTTGGGTCTTTTGCTGAAGGGGTCTTCGCAGTTCCCTCTCCGGCAGTCTTATAACCATCACCTGAACGACTTTGCGTGTTCGGAGACAATTCTTCAGACACAGGTTGAGACTCATCAGCAGGAGGTAAGCCAATGTGCTCTCTAAGCTTGTTAGACAGTTCCTTATCAACTTCCATAGCACCAACTGCAACGGTCTTCTGAATATAAGCACCGATAGCTTCAAGGTCTGGAGTTTCAATGTCGTCATAAACGATTTGAACGTGTTCTTCATCATCCCACATATTCAGAGCGTAAGTCTGTGCTACTAGGTCACGGTTAATTACGTTTCTGATTTGTTTCAGAAGAATGTCTACAGACATTGCAAGTAAACTTGTCTTAGAATCTGCTAAAGAGAATGAACCATATTTTGACTGACCCATTGCAAGAACGTCTGACATAAATGCCATCATAATCTGCTTAGAATAGCGGTCAATAATAGCTCCGGTATCGTAAGCCTTTGCACCCTGTCTAGATACTAATGAGAACTCAAAGATATCCTCTTTAGTTTCTGGGTCGATAAATCTAGGCCAGATTAAACCTGCTCGGTCATTTGCAATCATATCATTAACTACAGATTTGCAGTATTCTACGAAAGCTTTCTTTTCAGGTTCAGCATTCTCATCCAGATAATCAGGTGGCAAACCAATCTTCGGCATACCTACTAAGTCTCTGGAAACACCAACTGCTTCATACTCTTCAATTTGGACTTTATATTTCCAAGGTACATAAGCATTGAGTAATGGTGAACGACCTTCTGGGTTACCGTATTCATCATCATATTTGAACAGCAAGAATTTACTTCTTGGAAGCTTTCTTGTTAGTGGCTGTTCAGCCAGATTAATAGCTCCAGCAATGTGTGAAACGTTTCTCAGATTCTGTCTAACACCTGTTACTTTTCGATAGTCTGAATCAAAATACCATTTATCAAGAGTTGACTGGTTTCTGATAGGGAGTTTAGCCCAACCAATTAAACCATCATTGTATCTTGAAGGGTATTTCCCTTTATTACCCTGACGCTTCTTGTAAACTTTCTCATTCACGCAGAATCCGTAAGTACAGAATGACATTACAGAGTTAATAAAGTCAGCCCAATCATGCTCCATGTCATCCATCAGAGAGTTAAAGAAGTCTGCTCGTTCAATCATCTTAGGGTCTTGTTCTTTTCCCTTCGGAGGAACAAATCTCCAGTTGACTTTTCTAACAAACATCTTAATAATGTTTACAGATGCTGCTACAGCAGGGTCACGCATCATCAGTTGGAAAGTCTTAATACTTTCTGGGAACCTTAAAGCTTGTCTAGGTTCTTCGTAGATTCTTCCACCACGAACCTTTAAACCAAGGCTCCCAACCTCACCCATTCTGAATGGAGGTAGGCTTTCTTGTGTTTCTGTAATTTCTGCCATTCTTCTCACCTGAATTGTTAACGTCTAAGCCCCTCATAAGGATTGCTTCTCACTAAATCAGTGTGAGTACCCATAGAAGGTGGCTTGAATAGTTTTACTTCGTTGAGACTGTTGAAAGCATCGCTTGTGGCATCCACTTGGTCATCCTTGGTTTTCCCATCTCCACAAAAACCTTCCAGTTCTTGGAAATAGGCTTCGTTCCAGCTACCTCTAACGATTTTTACCAATCCTGCTTCAGAAGCAGCAGAGAAACCCGCAAAACGGGTAACTTTATCTTTATTGGTTGGTTTGGCTCTTGCACGATAACCTTTCTCGGCAAGTTTTCTGATAAGAGATGTTGCGTAGGATTTACCAGCAGCGCCTGGGTCTTGAGGAATAAAGATACCAGTACGTTTGCCGTCGCTTTCAGCAGTCAAGTTAATTTGTGTCTCGACTCCAGAAGGTCTATCTCTAAATCTTACTACGTTCATGACATAATAGCAACCATCTTTTTTAGATTTAGCCATTCTAACACCTGCTGTCCAGTCAGGGTTAGGGTTAACTTCAGAAGGTAAAGTAGCCGCTAAGTCCCATGCTCTAACGTCAAATACGTCAGGTGGAACTGAGTCAACAATCTCACACCATTGCCTTTGCCAATAGTTAGAACCTTCTGCACGAGCTTTCCAGTTACCAAATCTCAAACGTGCAACGTTTACTGGAGTGTTGTTTTCCAGCTTACCACGATACTTCGGTTCCAAGAAGTCAAGAATTGGGTTATCATCAATCGTACCAGAGATAAAGGTATACGTCTGAGGAATCTCCAGAGGGAACATTTCAAGAATCTTGTCTCTATCCCAATCAGATACCATCACACCATCATTCATCACATACCAACGAATACGACCACATTTCTCAGGGTCTGGATAACCTTCTTCGTCTAAGAATGGTTCTACCCAATCATAAATGAAGTGGTCTCTGTCTGGGTTCATGGAAATCTTCATGTAAGAGTCACCTTCAGCACCAGAACGCAAACGAGTTTGCAGGTATGAAATCTGTGACGCAGAGAAGTGTGTACCTTCGTCAAAGTAAATTGCTGAGTATTCAATACCCTGATGACCTTCAGCGTGTTTTTCAAGTTCTAAGTAGGTAAACTTGATAGTAGCCCCAGAAGGGAATACAATAGTCATCTTCTGTTCATGTGGAACACCACCGAACTTACCAAAAAGCTTCTTCGCAGCAGGCCATAAACCACCTTGTAACTGTGTCGTGTTTCGACGGAAGTATACAGCGTTGTAGTTAGGGTCTTCGATAAATCTGAGTGAATCCATCAGCAAAGCAGCAGTCTTACCAGCACCAGCCGCACCACCATACAGAACTAAGTCAGCATTTGTGTTAAGAAACACTTCCTGAGAGCCGGGTTGTGGAGCTACATAGTTCTTATCAGTCATAAGTTTGAAGATAAGTCTTACTTGGTCTGGAGTGTATCTTAATAAAGTCAGAATCTGAGTAGGAAGGAATTTAGAGGGGTCTTTACCAAATGACTTGATAATATCTTTAACTTCGTCAGAAAGCCCCAACTCTCCAGCTAGGACTTTCCTTACATCTTCCACTCGCTTCTGCTTAACAGCATTCAAATCCATTAAGCGCCTCCGCAAATAGAA